AAGAAATTGCAGATGTGTTGATCTGCATCGAAATGCTAAAGCAAATGTATATGATTTCCGATGAGAAAATTAATAAGTGGATTGAGAAGAAACAGGCGAGAGAAGCGGAAAGGATTGGTGATATTAATGTTTGTACAAAATAAAAGCATAAAAGATTACATTCACAAGTGCAATGTTGAAAGATTACCAATAAATTATGACGACAAGATGGAAGTCAACTTATTTGGTCATCGGATTTTAGTAGAAAAGAACGAATGGTTATGGCACTTGCATTTGAAAATAACAGATAAGTGCAATGCCAAATGTTCATTCTGTGTCGAACAAAACGCAGAACGTTGCGAGAATGCAGAGTATTTTATAATACAAGTTGATGAAATGCTTTCAGAAATGGAAAAAGAAGGAATATTGTATTCCGTATCTGTAACAGGTGGAGAGCCACTGCTATTTGAAAAATTTACTAAATTGTGTGAAGTTTTAGGAAAACACGATATTAAATTTTTGACGATTAATACAAATGGAAAATACTTAGAAAATCATATTAAAGAAATTGATGGACTGTTTGATTTTGTAGACATTAGCAGACATGCTATTTCCGATAAGAAAAATAATGAAATTTTTGGAACATGTATGCCATCTTTGGTTGATCTGGAACGTATTAAAGGCAAATTATTAAAGACCAAAATGAGATTACAATGCGTATTGTGCGACGCGAACACAATCGAAGATGTATTAAATATGATTGATGCATACTCTTTTGCAGATGATTTATCATTCAGAAAACTTATGAAGCTAAGTGAAAAAATCGGAATTAAATACGATGAAAAAGAAGAATTATATAACAAAATACTTGAATACGCATACAATCATTTTGAATTTATCGAGCAAACAATTCAAGATTATTATGTGTATGAAATATGGAAATACAAAGATACTTTAATCACCTTTAGCTATTCGAACATGAAAATGCTTAGCGAAATAGAGAAAGCGGAAGATAATAGTGTTTGTAGAGAATTTATAATTCACCCAGACGGAACAATTTCTGGAAGTTGGAATAAAAACATGAAGGTAATCAAGAAATAGCACATAAAACTCATATAATTTGATTTATTTGACAAAAATTAAAATGGGAGGATTAATCATGAATAAGAAAGAAATCGCAGAGATCAAGAAACAGTTTACACCGGCAAATTGTTCTATTACACGCATTTGTGGTTGCTATGTGGATGCAGAAAAAAATAAGAAAACCAAAATTAAAGAAGCTTTCCTTTCCCTTCCAGAGGAAGAAATGTTTAAGTATTTTGACATTTTCAAGAAAACCATGTCTGGCAGACTTGGAAAGAACCTTATGAACTTTGATTTTCCATTAGCACAGGAAAAAGAGGGTGGAACACAGGAATTTCTTATGCGGATCAGAGCAAGTAAACTTAAAGATGATGAGCTTTTGGACGAGTTCTACGACAAAGTGATTGAAAATTACGATTATAACGAAAATTACTACATAGTTCTCATTCATGCAGTATATGACATTCCCGGAAAAGCTTCTGATGGAACCGAAATGCACGATGCATCAGAAGAAATTTATGAACACATTCTGTGCAGCATTTGCCCGGTGAATCTTTCAAAGGCAGGTCTTAGCTATGATGTGGCTGAAAATAACATCAAAGACCGTATTCGTGATTGGGTAGTGTCAAGACCAGAAACAGGATTCTTATTCCCGGTATTTAATGACAGAAGCACTGATATTCATGGAACCTTGTATTTCAACAAAAACATAAAGAATATTCATCAAGACTTCATCGAAAATGTTCTTGGCACACCAATTCCACGTATACCCGGCAATGAGATCAATGTCTTTTCAGATTTTATCATGGACAATTTCGAAGGAAATACAACATTCAATTTAACGGAAAGTCTGATTGAATCATTACAGGAAGTAAGAGAACAGAAGAAAGATAGCCCGGAGATGATAACCGTGTCATGTGACGAAATGGAACAGATTTTTGGATATTGCGGAGTTCCAGACGAGAAGTTATCGGATTTCAAGGAAAACTGGGAAATGTATTTCAGCAATGAGCCTGTCGCCCTTGACAATATCCATAATTCAAAAACTGCAAAAATTTTAACATCAGATGCAACAATCTGCATTCAGCCGGATAAAATTTCTCTGATTGAATTGAAAGAAATAAACGGCGTTCCATCTCTTGTGGTTCCGGTAAATGGAGAACTGAAAATCAATGGAATTGAAGTTGAATTGAGATAAACACTTTTGAAAAATCCAGGAATTGGAGAAAGGAATTTCAAAATTGGCAAATAAAAGAATGTTCACAATGAAAATTGTTGATACAGATGCTTTCCTTGATATGCCGTTATCAACACAATGTCTTTATTTTCATCTAAACATGAGAGCGGACGATGATGGATTTATTGGAAACCCAAAGAGGATTGAAAAAATAATAGGAGCGAATGATGATGATTTGAAGCTTCTAATTGCCAAGAGATTTGTTATCTTGTTTGATGATGGCGTGATCGTTATTAAACATTGGAGAATGCACAACACCCTGTCCAGAGACAGATATATAGAAACTTCATACACTGATGAAAAAAAGAAACTGCTATTGAAAGATAACGGAAGTTACTCACTGACAAATGGAAATTCTATTGATGATACCAAACTAATAGAGCGTTCAAACAGGCAGACGCATAAAAGACGCAAAATAGACGAACGAAAGACGCACTCAGATAAAGATATAGGTTTAGATAAAGATTTAGAATTAGATTTAGATACAGAATTAGATAAAGATAAAGAAAAAGATATAAATGATTTAATAGTATCTAAAGATACTATTCGTCAGACTGACGTCCAACGAATCATTGATGAATGGAATACTCTGGAAGAATTTGGTATTAACCCTGTAAAAAGAATGACATCAAAACGAGAACAAGCAGTGAAAGCCAGAATCCGTCAGAACCATATGGACGATATCTTAGAAGCCATTGAAAACATTCGCCATAGCAGCTTCTTACAAGGCCAGAACAAAGAAGGTTGGATGATAACTTTCGATTGGTTCTTAAAGCCCGGTAACTTTGCGAAGGTATTTGAAGGGAACTATCTTGATAAATCCGGTAACAAGCCTCAAAGTTACATGGAGAAAATACAAAACAGGGTAAGCGAGGTGGATAACTGGGTATGACAAGAGAAGAATGGGCGGTACTGGTAAAGGCAATGAAAGCTGTGTACACTTCCCCAGCATTTCTGCCAGATCAATATGCTTTTGATACTTGGTATGGACTTTTGAAAGACCTAGATTACAAGCTTTTAAGTTTTGGATTAAAGAAATATATGCAGACTGAATGGAAAGAGCCATCAATAGCCGCATTAAGGCAATGCGCACAAAACATTGCGCCGCAGAAGGAAGAGTTGAACGAAACAGAAGCATGGGAAAAGGTATGCAAAGCTATTCAGAACTCTACATATAATGCAGAAGCAGAGTTTGATAAGCTTCCAAAAATCATTCAGAAAGCAGTATCAAGCCCGGCACAACTTAGAGAATGGGCGGTATCTGAAAATGTGGATGGTACATGGTGGAGTGTGGTTCAATCAAATTTCCAAAGGACATACCGGGCAGAAGTGCAAAGAGAACAAGAACGAAGAAAACTAAGTCCAGACCTTTTAAAAATTATAGATACTGCCAGATTGGGAGGTGCGGGAAATTGCCAGATAGAAAACCATGGAGAGAATTAAAAAGCACTGAAATTATAGGCTTAAAGCGGAGACAATGCTCGAAATGCGACTATTACAGCAAGAGCGAAAATGCATGGAGTACAAATGCAACCTGTGATTATATCTTGATTGAAGAACATAGTAGAGGATGTGATCCGAGGGATTGTGTTAAAAATGGTATCTTCAAGAAGAAAGCGAGAGGAAAATCAAGAGTAAAGCGAGTGATTCTATGAGGAAGATAAGCGAAATGTATAAGCAATCTGGCGGTACAGTTTATCAGCATACCTGTTCTGATTGCAGATTCTTCTATGGTGGCAAATTTCCAAGGTGCTTGCAATACGAACTGGAAATTGATTGGAATCCAGATTATATAGCTTGCAAATTTTACAATCTGGAAGAATCTCAGATTGATGGACAGGTAAATATCTTTGATTTGTTGTAAAACGTGATAATTGTGTATTTAAAATAGCACAGAATCGTTCAAAAGAGAATAATGGTAGAAATTATAGGGCATACAAAAGATAAAGAAAAACAGCGTTTAAAACAAGATAATTATATGGAGGGACAATTAATGGAAAAAGCTATATTGTATGCCATAAACGAAAGAATGTTCTCACTTGGTCTGATAGATGAGAAAACAAGAGATAAAATTAAAGCTGAAATCAGCATTAGAAAGTAACGACAATGTATTGAGTGGATTTATATGAGGTGTTATACTTTATATGATTCCACTCCCTGTTTATTAAGGGAGAAATGCACTATGAATATTTATTATGTCAGAGAAAAATTAAGAAATTGCTCTATTTACGACATTGAACTAAATGTTGCTTATTATGCCAGGGTTTCTACGGAAAAAGTCGAACAGCAAGCATCCATTAAGCACCAAGAGGAACATTTCGAAGAACTGATACATTCTAACAACAGATGGAAGTTTGCAGGTTCTTACATTGATGATGGTATTTCTGGAATGCATGCGGATAAAAGAGAAGAATTTCAAAGAATGCTCAGAGATGCAAAGCTTGGAAAAATTGATATGATTATAACAAAAGAAATTTCAAGATTTGCACGAAACACTCTTGATAGTATCCAATATACCAGAGAATTGCTATCTTACGGCGTATGCGTATGGTTCCAAAATGACGGAATTAACACTATTGATGATGATAGTGAGTTCCGACTTACTATTATGGCTGGGGTAGCGCAGGACGAAATCCGAAAGCTTTCTTCAAGAGTAAAGTTTGGACACGCACAGTCGATCAAAAACGGCGTTGTTCTCGGACACAGAATGTATGGATACTCAAACAATCAAGGGAAGCTCGAACTGATTCCAGAAGAAGCAGACATGGTTCGAATGATTTTTCAAGATTACGCTTCCGGAATATCTACGCCAAGAATCGAAAAAAAACTCTGGGATATGGGATACAGAAGTTTCAAAGGTGGGAAAATCAACCGGGATGTCATAAAAAATATTATTCGGAATCCAAAATACAAAGGATACTATTGTGGAGGAAAAGTAAAGGTTGTCGATATGTTCACCAAGAAACAAGAATTTCTTCCACAGTCAGAATGGATAATGTTTAAGGATGATGGTTCCAGAGTACCGCAGATCATTGATGAAACTACCTGGGAAAAGGCAAACGCATATTTAAGAGAGCGTGGAGAAGCTATAAAATCAAGAAGAACATCTTTTAAAAACGAAAATATTTTCACCGGAAAACTTTTCTGCGCAAATGACGGAGCTCCATACTGGATGAAGCAACATTATATCAGAGGGAAAGAAGACGTTCGATGGGTATGCAGTTATAAGATAAAAAACGGAGCAGCTTCATGTGATTCATTCGGACTGGCAGAATCAGAATTGAAAGAAGTAATTGCAGATTTGATTAATGAATCTTCTGAAAATATTGATAATATTTTGAAAGAATATTTTGAAATCTTACAGTCTACGATAAAAAACATCCCAGACAACAAAAGTGAAATATCGCGACTTGAAAAACAGATTGAAACATTAAAACAGAAACGTGAAAAAATACTGGAATACAATTTGGATGGCAAAATATCTGATGATGAATTTATTTCAAGAAATAAAGAATATGTAAAACAGATAAAACAGACAGAAAGCCATATTCGAGAACTACAAAATATTAAAAGTCCAGAGCCAGTAGAAATACAATTAAGTGCTATTAAAGAACAGTTAGAAAAGTTCAAAGGCGTTACTCCAAAAGACATTAACAGGCAGATTGTCAATGAACTTTTTGAAAAAATTACCGTGGAACCGTTGGCGGCTACATGTGCAACACTGACATTTCAATTAAGGTCTGGAAGCCTTGAAAAATGGGGGTTTCCCTTGCGCTGTTCTGACGATATGATTTTAACTCTACATCCAGAACAACACAAGATATTTAGTAGGAAAACTTGCATTAAGACACAAGATATGGTATTTTTCAAATATAAGTACCTTTTAGCACTATAAGAGAAAAAATGGGAGTGGAATCAATGATACATACAGCTTATGACGTAATGAAAGAGTTTTTAATCACGGATGCAGACCTTGATGGTAAGTACGGAATACCGAAAATTCCAAAGACATTTATCCATCCTGGAAAAGATACTGTAGACTTTGCAGAGAGCTTCAGCAGAAAGATAAAGAACCATCGGGAACTGGATGTAAACTTCTACGTGGACGATGTACAGTTTCAAAGATTATGGAATCAGCCGGACAAGTATATGGAGCATTTAAAATGTTTTCATGCAGTCATTATGCCAGATTTCAGCATATCGGTCGGCAAGAATGGAATGCCGTTGGCTATGTGCTTGTGGAACAAATACCGCAATCATGCACTGGCTCACTACATGATCTTGAATGATATTCCAGTAATTCCGAATGTAAGCATATTACCGGAATACTGCTGGGACTGGTGCTTTGATGGACTTCCGGAGGGAAGCACAGTTGCCTGTTGCACCAATGGAAGAGTAAAGAGCAAGGCAGCACGGTTGGAGTTTTGCGTTGGTTTCAAGGAAATGGAGCGCAGATTGAAGCCACTGCGAGTTATCATTGTTGGAAGAATCCCGGAAGAGCTGGAAACGGACACGGAAATTGTAAACTTTGAGACTAGGAATCAGAAAATTAACAAGGAGGGTATGAATGGAAACAACGACTGACAATTACCAGAGAAAGAAAAAACTTTCAAAGTCCCAAACAAAGAGGACGGAACGTTTAGAGAAATCATCTCACAGAAGATATGGAACACGTAAGAAAGAAGGATTAAATAAATTGTGAATTTTGAATCAATCAGAACTTTACGCTATAGAAATAATTGTGCAAAATTAAAATTTAAGTGGTAACTAGAAAATGCGAGAATTTTTCTGATTGCCACTTTTTTTCTGGATTTCCTTGATTTTTGATTTCCAAAACAATGTAGAAATTTGGGAATCGTTTACAAGTTAGCCGTAACTATTGAAATTGTGAACAGCTGCGGTTATTTATTGCCAAAGGTCAACCAATGACAGCACCAGGAACCGGCACCGCGCCGAACTGATGAAGCCGTGACGCTGCCGGGAACGATTGAACACCAGCAAAGCCGACCGCCAGCCGTAGCCCTGGCAGATCAGAACCAACTGCCCACAGATAATAGATCGTAGCATCAAACAGCATATAATGCAGTAATAAAAATACAATAATACTCTTGCAAAATAAGCCTTAAATGGCTTGTAGCGTATTTAGCCTATACTTTATTGACTGCGATTATAAAACGCCTTAAAATGACAAATACGGCGTTATACAAGCATATCACAATATAGTTGTATAGCCCTAATTGTTATATAGCCAGGTCAACTGCGGCAGATCACCGGGAAGCCTGGACAAGATACGCACATAAGCGGACAAAATGCACCAATTTACACGGTACGCAAATAAAGCATAGCCGAACATAGCTATACAAGGCTATTATACACCCATAGCCGCAGACAGTCAATAAACCATGCAACACACTATAAAGCGTTTTAAAGGCTCATAAACGGCTTATAATGCAAACGTGGCATAAATCACCATTAACAGCATAAAAAAACGATTTACGGATAAAATAGCGCGTTAATTGATTGACTTATTATATTAACTTTGCAAGGTGTATCTGGCAGAATGCCAAAAAAACCGCTTGCACGCCGTGAACGTGCCGCCGGTCTGGAAACCGGGAAGCGGTAAAAACTATTTGAAAATAATGCATTTTAACTTTTCAGCCGTAAAACTATCAAGAATATCATAAATATATGTTTTCAATAAAATTGTGTGTTCACTTAAAAAATAATCTGTAAAATTTTCGAGATCGTCACGGAATTGCTTTTGATTAAGGGAATAAAATTCATCAATCAATTTGTTTTCAAGTTCTTGTGAAAATTCATCGTACAAAGAAATATTGTACTTTCCCGCAAATTGGATATATTCACTTTCACCAGTAAATAAAAAGTGCAAGATTTCTGTTTCCGGGCCTTTTTCGCAAATATCATTAATGTATTGATACAGGCTTTTATTTTCTAAAGCTTTGTTATTATCATCAAATACTTTATAATTATCAAAAAAATGCTTAATAGTTTCATTTACAACGCTTTCCCATTTTTCCATTTTTAACATTATCATATGTATTACCCCCATTTTATGTTATTATATCATACGCTAAGCCAAAAATAAACAGTACAAAAAATTGCCAGGAATTTTAAGCCCCTTATTATTTTAAAGTCATTTTTGTAACGCTCGGAAGACTGCGGAAAAATTCCCGGCGGTCGTAATCATCTTTAATATTAAATTGTCTGTCGCTTGTGGGGATGATCTCGCCGCCGATAAGCTCCATACAGGAGAGTTGTAAACAGTCTTCTTTTTTCGTTGATCTGTGCAAGGCGTACCGCATTACAGACTTTTTACCGTCCCGGCGCTTTACCGGGGACATATCCCAGTAAGCTAATTTAATAACGCCGCCAGCAACAGACGCAAAAATTTCTATTGCTTCTTTTCTGGCTTTTTTATTGATCGTATCAATTACGGAGAAATCGCCGCTTTTTATGGCGGCGATTGTCTGTGCTTGTGTTGCTTTCTTGATTGTTACCATTTACGCACCTCCTACAGATCTTTCTTTCTCTTAACGTCAATGACTTCATAATCGTTTTCAGAAAGATCCTTTAACATTCTCAATGCTTCCATGGTATTCTCTGGAATATCATAACCATTTTCACGAAGGAGATCAGCGGCGGTAACAAGATACTGATTTCCATAGCCATACTGAATACTACTTTTTAAAATATGGCCATTTACGACAATCGTTACTGTGTGATAAGTATTTCCATATAATTTTTGAAACCATCTGCGGTCTCTAATTACTAATGTTTCGATTTTTTTCATTGTTTTTCACCTTTACCCCTGTTATAATAGGGTTGCCTTTCTTTTTAGTTTGGTGCCCGGTTTGGTTTGGAAGATCGCCGGGCTTTTTTATTTTCTGGGAACTAGAATTTTTCAATTAATCAGTCCGTTTTCCTTATGTCCTCATTGGCTTGAGTGGTTCGGGCGGTTCCGGTTGTTTGTTTCTTTTGTTCCTTTGTTGATATTATAATACCACATATAATGCACTTATACAATATGGAATAATAACTAAATAATGCACTTATATAGTGGCGCTTAATTGTACATTGTGTATAATGCACTTATATTATTGACAATATAATGCACTTATGATATTATCATTATAAAAAGGAGGGCTTACAATATGGAAGAATTAAAGACAACAGAAGCACAAAGAAAAGCCGTTAGAGAATACGAGAAGAAGAACGACCGTATAAATATAATATTTCCAGCTGGTACAAAAGAAAAAATGAAAAAGCTAGGAATCGAAAAGCCAAATACATTTATAAAGGAAGTAATAGCGGCAGAGCTTGAAAGAATGGAGAAATATAAAAAATAATGCACTTATATTATTGACAATATAATGCACTTATGATATCATAAAGATAGTTAAAGAAAACCAATTACACAGCCCCAGGAGGGGCGGACAGGAGGAAAAATGGTAGTTAACGAAATGAGAGGAAACCAGTTCTTTTCGGGAAACTGTATTTACAGACCGGAGAATTACCCGGAGGAATGGCGGGAACGCCTGGAAGCTGGCGAGGCGATCAGCTATGAAGAGGACGGCGAACAGTGCCAAATCTGGCTTGAGATGGAAGAACCGGAAGAAGAATAAAAAAGGAGGGAAAGAACATGGAAATTAAAATCTATTGCAATTACGGAGTACTGGGAGCAGAGAAAAGAAAGAAATACACTTTCGGCGCGCCACATGCTATGGCTGACTGTTGGGATGAAATGACAGTAGAGACACCAGAAGGATGGGAGCCTTTTAAAAACGAGATGGGTAAGTTAATGGTAAAAGCTCCATGGGGCTGGGACTACGAAATCAGCGAAGTTTTACAGGGGGATGAAAATCCATGTTTTTATGCACTTGATAAGAACATGAATGGACATAGAAAATATTTAAAAATTATAGGGTAATCAAACTTTTAGGAGGATAAAAAAATATGAAAAAAATATATTATCACGAGATTACAATGTCCCAGAGTTACAATGAGGGGACAAAAGAACCGATTTACGAAGTATGCAAAGAACAATTTCAATGTGAATACTCGGAAGAATGGACAGAAGACGACGAAGACCCCATAAAAGATTATGTGGAAAATATGATTGAAAATTCTTCTGACGAGAGTTTCAAAGAAAACGGTTATTCTTGGGATGAAAACGCAGCTATCAATTTCTCAACAGTTACATTTTCGGGAGCAAGCCATATTTTATTTAAGAATGGGGAACCAATAGAATTGTATTACGTAGAGTGAAAAAAGGACAACTTTTTTGGTTGTCCAATCTCCATTAAATAATAAATATTTTTCAATTCACACCTAAATTTTAGGTATAATAAATATAGCATATAAAAATATAGTTGTCAATAAGAAAAAGCCCTGGGATAATTCCTAGGGCTTTTAAAATGCTTATTTGTGGCGGCTATGGACAGAGTACAGACCGCCGCCGAGCCTGTTAATATTTAAATAACACAGTTTTTCGCAAGTTGTCAAGAAAAATATTTTCAAAATACCGCTTGACATTCAAAAGAAATTTATTTAAGCTGTTAAATAACGACGGTCGCGGGAACTCAGGAAGGGCAGGACTGACAGTACAGAAAAACCGTTAATTTAATATTTGCCTAATAAGCCAGATCACGCCGGGTAAGCTCCTGGAAGGTCTGGCTTTTATTATTTAAAACTGCGAAAATAAGCCGCCCTATATAATATATTTTATAATATAATACCTGCCCTTCCTAGATTCCTAAGATTAGAGTTTATTAAAAGATATGCTATACAGTACTGTATAATAATATATATAATATAAATATAAATGAAGATTATAATATAATACCACAAATATTATTTATTAATTACTGACAAAATAAAGGGTTTTATTTTATGCAAAATTAAATTTGACAAGATATTAAAGACTGTGTTAAGGTATCAGCAACAAAGAAAACAGAATATTTTATTTTAAGTTTTAGAGAATGTACCCGAACACCCGGAAATTTTCCGGGAATAAGCTTTACCTGGTGACATTCTCTTTTTTTTATTTGGAAATTAACGTGCTAAAGTGAGGTGATAATATGAAAGATAATACAGTAAATGTACAAGACGTAGATATCTATTTAGATAATATTAATATATATGCTGACGAATATATAAATACTGTATTATGTATATCACCAGATAACGAAAACTATAAGAAAGAAGTATCAGATAGCTTTGTAGATATGATTTTTTATATTGCAGATCATATACAAAAGCCAAGTAATGACAATATAGAGCTATTAGATAAAATGTTTAATACTTATGTGAGATTATGTAGTAAATATCATGTATTACCAACTTTAGAAGTATTTAGCTTTTTAGTTGGGATTAATCGTACAACGTTTACTGATTGGATGAATGGGGAGTATAGAATAAACTCATCGCATGGTAACACGGCTAAAAAATGGTTTGATATTTGCAAAAACTGTGCAATTAATAGACTGCATAACCAGACCGGAACAAATGCGAATTTGATATTTGTTGCAAAAGCCGCATACGGCATGGCAGAAACTGCACCAGTACAAGCAGCGCAACAGTACGGCGTACCACAGCAGACCGCGCAGCAGATCGCAGAGAAGCACAAAGCCGCTTTGCAGCTTCCAGAGATGGAAAAGCCGGAGTTATAACAGTAAAAATACTATATATTGTGATTGCGAGAAAATGGATTCTATATCTAGCAATACGCAATGTACAAATAGGGTACACCCTAAAAAGACATTTTATAAAACACTGTTTTTTGTGCAATATTACAATAGATTTTGCATAGCATTTCCTTGACCACCGCCGAAGGCTTACGATAAACAGCGACCGGGAGGGGGTATATATAAAACACCAGTCAGCGGTAGTCACCACCGAAACCGCCCGAAAAAACAAAAAAGCTCTCCTTAACATGGCGGGGATAGTGATTGCAACACGACAAGCATTAAGCCTTAACTGTTTCTCTGTCAATACAAAATAAGGCAATACCAGGAAAGGCAGGTATAAAACATGAATCAAGATATCAAGAACTATGCCAAGGCAAAGGGCGTTCGCTTATGGCAGATCGCAGAGGTGTTACATATCAATGATGGTAATTTCGGCAGAAAGCTCAGAAAAGAATTGTCGGAAACTCAGAAAGAAGAGATCGTTCGGATTATAGATGAACTTTCAGAGAATATGGACAGGGATTAATTAGAGCATAAAAAAGAGAACCATCACGGTTCCCTTTTGAGATCATCTGTTGTTAGTTTGATTGATATATCTGGTTTTGGTTCAATTATCAGTTGACATTCCAGAAAATCAAGAATCTGAATTAGTTCATCTGCGGATATGCTTCCCCTTGAAAATTTATTTGCAAGCGATTGCGGTAGTATCCCAAGGTGCTGAGCTAATTGAACACTGGTTACTTTTTTCATTTTCATTATTTGCTTTATCTTATCAGAAACCATATAAATACCTCCTATTGACATTATCATACTCAAAAGCATTTCAATAGTCAATGAAAAATACTCATAAATGTGTATAATACACTTGCAAACATAATTGAAAAAGTGTATAATCAACCTATAAACAAATGGGAGTGATTATGTATGAAGATAGGATATGTAAGAGTTTCAACAGCAGATCAGAACGAAGCGAGACAGATTGAAGCAATGAAAGCAGATGGTGTTGAAAAAATTTATATGGATAAAAAATCTGGGAAAGACTTCAATCGTCCAGAGTACCAGAGAATGATTTCAGAACTAACTAAAGACGATATACTGATAATCCATTCAATTGACCGTCTTGGAAGAAACTACAATGAAATTGTTGAACAGTGGAGATGTATCACAAAAGAAATTGGAGCCGATATTATCGTACAGGACATGCCACTTCTTAACACATGCCAGGATAAAGACTTAACAGGAACCTTAATTACAGACATTGTATTGCAGCTTTTTTCATATGTAGCCCAAAGAGAGAGAGAAAACACTCGGCAGCGTCAAAAAGAAGGTATTGAAATAGCAAAAACGCAAGGCAAATATAAAGGCCGCGCCAAAAAAGAGATAGATAAGGAACTTTTTAAAGAAACTAAACGTAGCTGGCAAAGAGGGGAAATAACAAAAGTACAATTTGCCGAGATTATGGGAGTTTCAAGAAGCACGCTATATAAACTTTTAGAGGGGGATAAAGATGATTGATTTTACAAACAAGTGTATTGTTACAGAAAATAACGTTGAATCAGAACAGCTGCTTAAAAAAGCAATAGCTCAAGGGTTCAACTTGCCAAAAGGCCAAAAAGCAATGGAATCGAATAGATATTTTCATTTTATTGGAAGTCCATATAAACATGTTGTGGCTTCTTGCGGAGTAAGTTTGAACGACCCCAACAAGGCGGTTAGATATTCGGAGTTGTTTGGTGATGAGCAAGAAGAGCTAAGAAAAATTGTTGATTCAGCTGCAAGATGGTGCCGGGCATATGGATATGAACATTTGAATGTATATGCAAACGAAGAGCTTGAAAGTTATACCGGAAAGGCAATCGCAAAGACAACAGACAATATCATACAGCGTGTTGATGTTGAAATAAAGAAACCACGCAAACTGACTGTTTCGGAGCTGGAAGCATACTTAGGATATCCAATTGAAATTGTAAGTTGAGGTAAATGCTTATGAAACCAAACCCACAATCCGAATCCATCCGCATCCGATTTTCCGAAAAACAGAAAAAAGGCTCCTGGAAGAGAAGAACCGAACAGACAGGAGCGCATCTGATATTGTAAGACAGGCAGTTGATGAATATTTCGGGAGGAAAAGACGTGCTTAAATTTTTCTCAAAAAATAAAAAAGGCGTTTCCGAAACAAACCAAGCATATGAAAATGTTGGACAGGAATCCCCGGCAATTCGGAAACTTGTAAAGCCAATTCACGCAAAAGCAATATTAGCTGATGGCAGATTGTATGATACTCAAACTGCCACATATGTTTGTGAATATGGGAATCTTTCTTTGTTTGTTACAAAGAACGGTAGATGGTTTGGCGCAAAATCAAAATCTGAATTAGCTGGTTATAGTGTTGATGAAAACGGAGACAGAACCGCCGAGTACAGAGTAATGTATTATGGTTTGGAATGTATTGATAAAATTTTTGCGATGCAACATCTGTGGTATTACAACCATAAGCTTTACAAGAAATATTTCGGGGAGGTGGAAGAAGGATGAGCGTCGTAAAAATCACAAACCCCAACCCTTATGATTGGCTTGGTACAAAATGCTTTATTGATGGAAATGAAGTTCCAAGAGTGAAATCAGTAAATTTTCACACCGCAGTAGATAAAATACCAGTGGTTAAATTTGAAATGATGGCAGTTCCAGATATTGAAATGGAGTGCCTAGCACAAATTAGTGTCACTTCTCAATCAATTACTGATGCAATTTCGGTTTTAAGGCACGAACTACTACAACACGGAGAAATTTACCATGGATTCAAAGCAAGCCTAAAATCAGCTTTAGAATCCTACAATTACTGTGGAATGCCATTTGAGCCAGAGGAAGAGATTGCAGAAAAAATTCTGGACTTCTTAATCGGGGAGGAAAAAGAAAATGAATGCACTTAATGTAATTGGAACAGCTGTAAATCTTGCATTTTTCGTTCTGGTTCTTGCCGGCACTTTGGCTATACTGGACGAAGAAGGAAAGACAAGCGTAATACAGATTTTATTCTGCATTTGCTTAGAAATATGTTTTGCACTGAATATTTTCTTAATTTGCACGAGGTGACAAATGTATTTACCAATTCCAATTGGAATTATCCCGATTGAGTTAATCGAAAGGGTTAAATTCATAAAAGCACCACTTCGGCTTAATCCATGTAGGTTCGGGAAAGCCTATGAAAGTGATAAGTCGAGGCATCCAGAGTAGCGGAAGCTCTTATTGATGAATACGCCAGGAATTATTGAATATTTAGAAAAAGAAAATTTCCCTCCTGGAAAAGAGTAATCAGTAAGAGCGGAAAGTTTATATACTTGTTTAGCTTAATATCACGACTTCCCTGGTTTTAATGGTGCGCCGGGGTTGATGGGCTATCGCCAAACGGTTAAGGCACAGCACTTTGACTGCTGCATTTACTGGTTCGAATCCAGTTAGCCCAGTTTGCGGTTTTGCTAACGCCGCAAGTTCATTTTATAACACTCTTTTCTGAAATCTAAAAGCGTTTCAGAAAACCTTTGTTGCAGCTGGCGGTCAAGAACTGCAACAGTGCCGGATTGTTTGTCATGGCGGTCAAATAATTCGGTATCTTAGGAAGCTTAGTTCAGCGGTAAGAGCAACGGCCTCATAAGCCGTAAGTCCTGGGTCCGAATCCCAGAGCTTCCATTTCTTCTAAATGCCATTCATCCGTAATATGGGTGGAAAAAACTTCCAGTTGAGCGTGTGGATTAGGTAAATTTATAGGTGCGATACGGCGTAGCCTAAATGGATCTGATTTCCCGGCTGGTATATCTCGGAGTTAAAAACATTAACGCAGCGCACGTTAATAAAAGGAGTTTTCAAGAGATGCCGTTCAAAGACGCATAAAAATATCCAGTGAATCTACAGCACTAAAACTTGTAGATAGTGGAAAGCATAACACGATAAACCTATTGCTAACCCGGTTTTTCCGGGTTCCGGCAGGATAGAGAAGTGGAATCTCGCAAGGCTCATATCCTTGAGAACGGCGGTTCGAATCCGTCTCCTGCAATTCCATCTACCAGGTGTAGATAGGATATCTTACTTTAGCATAGCTATTGTTGGTTTTTAGACGAGGTAGCTCAATTGGACAGAGCAATGAGAATATTAGTCATGTTTGTGACTATAACAGCAATTTACTCCATTACAAGGCATAGGTTGGTGGTTCGAATCCATCCCTCGTCACCGCCCCGGTTATCGGTTACGGAAAACCGATTAGAACATGTTTGTGTTCTTCACTGCAAATAATTTTATAGGTTCAAATCCTGTCGGGGCAATTATGTGATGCTTACAGCAATCATTTTGGACATAACTGTTAATTATGAAACCAAAAAGCATCATGAAATTTATGGGACGCTTGCAGCAACTCACTTAAATAAAATCTAATTCGTATATTTTATATTTTTCGTGTCCTGAAAGGAGAAGAAACATGGATTTTGCAAATGCAATGAAACAAGAAAACAAATTTACAAGAACCGAAAACGGAGCAGTTGCGCTGAATACTACAAGTGATGCAAGACTTGACCTGTTCGGAACTATTGGCGCATTGAGAGAAGCTGATGAAAATAGAATCACCACTTTATTCTCAGAAGCATTTGCACAGGATAAACTCTTTGCCACAAAGATTGCTTTTTATGCAAGAGATATTCGTTGTGGGCTTGGAGAGAGAAAAACTTTTCGAACCATTATCCGTTACATGGCTGAACATCATCCAGAAGCACTCAGACCGAATCTTGATTTGATTGGAGTATTCGGGAGATACGATGATCTGTATGAACTGATTGAAACACCACTTGAAGATGACATGTGGAAATCTATGAAGAAACAATTTGAGGAAGATTTGAAAAATCTCAATGATGGAAAAGCAATTTCTTTACTTGCTAAATGGATTAAGACTGCTGATGCAAGTAGCAGAGAAACTAGGAAGTTAGGAATCTTGACTGCACAGAAGTTGGGTTATCCAGTCTACAACTTTAAGAGAATTGTTCGTAGCATGAGAAAACAGATCGGTGTTGTTGAAAGCCTTATGTCTGCCGGTAAATGGAATGAGATTGAATATCCAGAAGTTCCGAGCCGTGCAATGATGATTTATCGCAAGGCCTTTGCAAAACATGATCCAGATGGATTTAATGATTTTATTAATAAGGCTGATAAAGGAGAAGTTAAAATCAACGCTTCAACTTTGTATCCTTATGACATCGTGGAAAAAATCCTTTACGGACGAGAGAACAATAAAGTTCTTGAAGCACAATGGAAAGCACTCCCAAATTACATAGAACAGGGAACAAACGCTTTGATTATGGCTGATGTATCCGGTTCAATGTATGGAAGACCAATGGCAACATCAATCGGATTGGCAATATACTTTGCCGAAAGAAATGTTGGGGCATACCACAATTTGTTTATGACATTTTCGAGCAATCCAGAAACAGTTGTTTTAAATGGTGAAACCCTTTCACAGAAAATCAATAATGCTAAAAGGGCTGATTGGGGCAATAGTACAGACCTTAAAGCTGCATTTGAAAAGGTGCTTAATATAGCAGAAAAAAATAATATTTCACAGGAAGAAATGCCGAAAGCTATTGTCGTAATTTCTGATATGGAAATTGATTATTGTGGAAATCGAAATTGGTCGTTTTATGATAAAATGGCAAACAAGTTCCATAAAGCCGGATACGTTATTCCAAACATTATTTTCTGGAATGTTAAAAGAAGACATGACGTATTTCATGCGGATTCAAAAAGAAAAGGCGTTCAACTTGCAAGTGGTCAATCTGTAACAGTTTTCAAACAAATCTTACAGAATCTTGGATACAATCCGATTGAAGCTATGGAAAATGTAATTAATTCAGAAAGATATGATTGTATCAAAGTGGAATAAATAAAGGGTGAAAATCAACTCAGTTTCTAAACTGACCGTGACAGGCGGTGATATGAAACATAGCTCAGTGGTAGAGCAATGATACTCAATATCATGTGACACAGGTTCGATTCCTGTTGTTTCTATCTGGCAAATTGCCATTGCCAGAAGTTGCATTTTCCCCCTAAAGTTTCAGTGTTTCTCGTTGGGAGATTCATGCCGTTCAAGTCGGCACACTGGATTTTGAATGTAAGGTATAAGAAATGAGAAAACCAATTATTTTATACATTGCACCTACTAGAAGAGATGTAGAATTATTTTTACGTACAACATTATTCCAAATTAAAAATGAACTTGTTCTGAAAACTAATTTTTCAACTAAAACTATTGAAACAAAAGATTACATTGTGAAAGCAATTGCTATTGCGGATTATCACATTTCGCACGGACTTTATCCAATAAAATATTTTCTGCAAAGCGAATGCACATTTACAATGCGAATATCATTAATTTCACCTATGTTTTTTGCTTTACAGACTATAAAAGACCATTTTTTGCCATGTACAAAGGAAATTAACCAAGAACAGCTTATTAGTATTCTTAACGGAATTGATGAGGAGAAAAATAGTTATGGAAATTAATTGCAAAACCTGCAGAAAACATGATAACTTCACATGTGTTTGCTTCAATGGTGATAGTGAGCATTGTGCAGACTTTACGAAACCAGAGTGCTGTTGCGAGTTTTGGGAGGGTGTTGGAAATGAACAAAATATCAGTATTGTACATTGCAGTCAATTATAAAGACGCAGATTATTTTCTAACAGAATTATTCGATAAAATACATAACATAACATCAATAATACAGTTCAATAAGAAAACACTTATTTTAGAAACGGAAACATGCATTGTAGGGACTTTCATTATTAATTCACCTCATAGAACAAAAACACTTCGTAGTGCTGCCAGTTATTTTTTGCAAAGCGACAAACCGTTTGAAATGCGAATAAGTAGAATTGATGAATTGTATAATTCTTTGCACTATGGAGACTTATGGCTTGAAATTAATGCGAAAGAAATTACAAAAGAACAGTTTATTAAAATATTACTGTACGGAGATATAAAATGAAAGTTTTTGGTAAAGAAATCAACGATGAATGTTCCAAGTGCGGAAACATTCTTGAATGCGAATTGTTCAGACAAGGGCATGGCATAAAACAGGAACGTGAGAACATAGCTAAAATGATCGCCTGTCAGATGAAGCATAGGGAGGAAATAGAGAAATGATTAAAAAACTTTCTAATTTCTGGCTCAAAAGAAAAACAGATAATTTTACGAAAATTCCACTATTCATAATGATGTTCAATTGGAGGAAATTTCAAAAAGATGGGAAAGATGGAAGCTGCTTGTTATATGCGCTTCACCCAGATATTGCAAAGGATGCATTTTTGAGAGAAAAATTGCAAGAGTGCGTAGAATATCCGTGATAACTACGATATGTAAACATTTACTAAGATTTGAGGAGAATGCCATGAGAATTGAAGATTTAAAGAATTGGACTGTAGATCAGCTAAAAAATGAAGTTGTTCGGTTATCTGATGAATGCGAGAAGAAACAACATGAAATTTTAGATAAAAATGATAAAATCAACGAGCTTCAGGCTGAACTTGATAAAATGTGTGATTACAACAATAACTTAAAAAGACAGGCGAGCGAAAAGGTAGATATGTCATCTTATGATAATGTAGAAATCACAAAATATCTCAGACAGCATCAGGATGATTGCATTACAATCAATCAGCTTCAGGCCGCATTGGATGTCATTGTTGACCGATATGCAAATCTGAGAAAGATTCATGGGTTGAGTTGATATTATGGATAATCAAATTACTGTTAGCCGATTATTAAATATGCTTGATGAGCTTTCACAGAATAGTTTGGGAGATATGCCTATATTCTTGGGCGAAAATTATCCGCTGAAAGATGATTCGATAACCATTAATCTGCATGAAAACAAGTTGCAAATTAGGAATACATATTATGATGAGAAAATGACAAAAGCAATAAGAAAAGCTATTAACGGCTTGGAATCTGTACATAGAACATATATAGAAGATTGTTATGCAGCCGGAAGAAAAATGGGAGAATAAGTTAATATGGGCGAGAAAGACGAGTTAAGGCGTTTATTTATAGGAGATGAGGAAATATCCATATCGGGAATACCAGAGTTTCCGGGAGATTTAATTGCTTATGCAGTACAGACTTTTGAGACACAAGATAATTCTGTTATCTTCGCAGGAAAATCACTTGAATTTGAAACCGAATTTAAACTCACTAAAGAAAATGCTTTGCTCTTTGCTTTTCCAAATCGAATAAACCAGAACAATTTCCGAAAAATGCATGGCATTCCGAAACGGAGGAAAATTAATGGTACCAGGAAACGCAGATTATGACCTTGACGGAGCTTTATTGCGTGATGAAGCCGTATATCTAAAGAAACTACATTCAGAGTATCTAGTATGCGATGATTTAAAGATTGGAAATATTGAACCAATATCAAAAGAAGTGTTGAACAATATAGAAATCACACAAAACAAAAAGATTGTTTACGGAACTTTTGGAACATTTTCCATTAATGATTTGCCAAAGCAATTGAGGGAGAAAATTAATGAGCATTAAATCAGCATTAGAATCCGAAGGGATAGATTTTTCTGAATACATGAACCTACCAGAACCGTGGAATGGACAGGCATTAATACGGAATATCAATGGAACGAAATACGCCTGTTGCCCTTTTTGCCAAAAGAAAGCACTTCTGATTAGCCCAAACACGAAGATTCAGCACTTGAAGTTGAAATGCAAGGGTAGTAATTGCAAGAAAGAATTTGAGGTGAATGTATGATATGGAACGAAGAAATATCCTTTGATGGATTCCAAAAGAAGATTGATGAGTGGTACAAGGATAAAGACTTTGAACTGTGCGACCCACCTGTCAGTGCTCAGTTTGCTTTAGACTTAATCTTCAAGACATTAGTAGATGATAGAGAAGATTATCCATATCTCACAACTATGTCAGAAAACGTAGAACAGACAAATAGCATTATGCTCGATTTAATTCTTCGTAAATACAGTCGCAAATAAAGAAAATACTTGAAATCAAAAAGAAAGATGGTGACCAAATGAACAAAATCAGAAAAATATGTTGGATAATTGCGAATTTCATAATATCCAAATGGGTAGCAGATTATTTGATAGCCACAATTCAAATGATGATTGAAAATCATTGGGGATTTTCTGCAGTACCATTACTGTTTATGGCAGTATTCGCAGAGTGGAAAGTAATTGAAAATATTTTTTCAGAATTAAAAAGATGATTTTATCAAGAAAGGATATGTATGACAAAACAAGAAGCCGTAGTAATTGAAACCTATACAGGAATTTGTATGCTTACAGGGGATGACCGAAAACTTGCATACGAATACGCAGAAAAACTTTTAGGTCATCCGATATATACACATGAATTTCCAAAATATGCTGACAAGCTGAAAGAACTTAGTAAGTCAGATTTTATTGAAATTTGCAGAAAGTTAAGTGATTAAATTGTATGGTTCAAATTAAGAAACATTCCGTGTATACATCCATAACCAGATGGATTAGAAAATTGTAGATATTGTGAAAAATATAGTTTTGAAAAATATTTAGAATACAAAAAACAAAAAGAAAAGTCAAGAGAGCCACATGAGAGCCAGACTAAATCCTAAAAAGAAAGGAGGTCTGGCTCTATTTTTATGGGAAAAATTACAGAAGGCTCGCTCGAATGGTATCGGACAGTCCTAAATCAGATTATCAGTAGTGACATGACAATCTATCAAAATCAAAAAGATTGCCTTGATTTGCTCTTAAATATGAATATTGACCTTCCTTTCAACGAGAATCAAGAAGCACGGAAAATGGCTATGAAAGTAAGTCAATACTCACATAACATAGCAGAGAAGTGTGCTGCATTAACTGGAAGTGGTGACTTTGATGATATCTATTGGCAGTATTTATTACTGGAAGCGCAGAATTATCAAGTAGACAGTGGATTGTTATATCTTGAAAAAAATCGTATTCCAAAAGAGCGTTTTTACGAACCAAGAAGAAATGTATTTATGCAGCATAATATTATAGGTTCACTTCAAGACTTGATGGATGACAAACTGGATATATTTGCATTGAGCGTACCGCCAGGTTGCGGAAAATCTACGCTAGAAGATTTCTTTCTTTCCCTGGTCGGTGGATGGTTCCCAAACGATTTTAACCTGTCATCCGCACACAGTAGTATTTTGACACGTTCCCTTTATGATGGTGTTCTGGAAATTATTAATGATCCAGTAGAATATACGTGGAGTGAGATATTTCCAAACATTGATTTAAGTAAAAAGACAAGTAATGCAAAAGAAACAACTGTAAATCTTGAAAGAAATGGTCGTTTCAAAACATGGACATTTAGATCAATTGATGGTTCTTTGACTGGTGCTACACGTTGTAACAGATTTCTTACAGCGGATGACCTTGTGTCTGGTATCGAAGAAGCATTGAATAAGAGCCGACTTGATACATTATGGACGAAAGTAGTAAATGATCTTCGCTCACGTAGACTTGAGGGATGCAAGGAATTTTACATTGCCACCAGATGGTCTGTGCATGATCCTATTGGAAAACTTCAACAATTGTATGCCGGGAACCCAAGAGCAAGATTTATTGCAATACCGGCATTAACAGATGATGGAAAAAGCAATTTCTTATTCACTGTGAATGGATTTTCAGAAAAGTATTTCAATGACGCAAAAGAATCAATGGACGAGATTTCTTTTAACTGTCTGTATCAACAGAAACCAGTAGAACGTGAGGGATTACTTTTACCACCAGATAAGCTGAAAAGATTTTTCTTTGACAGAGAAGATGTTCCAGATGGCTGTACAGATGAATATGTGATTATGCCAAAAAGAGAGCCGGATGCTATTTGGTCTGTGTGTGATACAAAGGATAAAGGAACTGATTTTGAGTCTCTCCCAATTGCATACCAGTATGGAGATAAATATTTTATCCCAGATGTAGTGTTTGACGATAACACAGACTACGATATCTTGGATAAGAAAACAGCGGATATTTTGATTAGGCACAATCCGCATATGTCGCGTTTTGAATCAAATAATGTTGGAAACCGTGTAGCACATAATGTTCAAAAACTTATTGACGGTAAATGCCGTACAAAAATTGAAACAAAAGTTACGACAACTAACAAAGAAACGAAAATTCTTGTCAATTCCAACTTTATAGCAAATCATTTTTATTTTTTGCACCAAAGTCAGTATAAACCAAAATCAGATTATGGCTTATTCATGGCAAATGTAACCACTTATACTACCAGAGCGAAGGTACTCCATGATGACGGAATAGATTCTTTAGCAATGCTATCTGATTATGTTCAGAATCCATTAGGAGGAACCGCAACAGCAACACAGAATCCACTTTGGGGAAGGAGATAAAATATGATGACTGCAACTCAATATTTACGACAGATTGAAAATTATGATAACAGAATCAAAAACAAGCTTATCGAAGAAGAACAGCTCAGTTCTCTTTCCACAAGTGTATCTGCAATTCCTGTTGGAGAAAAGGTACAAACTTCTGTAAAACGTGATCCGATGGGAGATATGGTTGCAAAGATATTTGATCTGCGAGAAGAGATTTCAAAAATGATATCCGAATTTTTACAAAAAAAACAGGAAATAGTCCGAACCATAGAACAGGTTGAAGACCCGTTGCTGTACAACATACTATTTAAGCATTATGTTGAGTACAAATCATTGGTTCGTATCGCAGATGAGATGGGATATTCTGAAATACATATTAAGAAAAAACACTTAAAAGCTTTGGCAGAAGTAAAAAAGATAAAAGGTTTTGAAAGATGATACCGAAGTATACTGAATGATACCGCCAATATGTGTAAAATATAAAGTAGAGCATTGGATTAAAATATCCAGTGCTTTTTATTTTTCAGAAAGGATGGTTCGGCTCGTGAGAAATACAATGAATTTTGTAGATTTATGCCGAGGTGAGTTCGGGCGAAAAGTAGCCTACACAGGCGTTGACCGAATCACTCCACAAAATGTAGTAAAAGTAGTATCAGATACAATTGGCATACATAATAGAAACCGAACATTAATTGATTACTTGTATCGGTACATGAAAGGCGATCAGCCGATATTATACCGAAACAAAATAGTCCGTCCAGAAGTTAATAACAGAGTGGTTGAAAATCACGCATTTGAAACTGTAAAATTTAAAGCTGGACAGATTTGTGGGGAGCCAATTCAATATGTATGTAAAAAGAAAAATGCAGATGAAAAAATAAATGAGCAAGTTGACCTTCTGAATGACTATTTGGATGAAGCCAATGCAGATGCAAGAAACATCCAAAGGGCAATATACCAGAGTGCAACAGGAACTTCTTATAAGGCTATTCTGAAAGAAGAGGACTGGACAGAAAACGGAGATTTACCACCGTTTAGAATTTTCATCCCATATCCAGGTGATTGTTACATTGTATATTCGCAGAGAAACGGGAAACCAATGCTGTCCGTTCAGATTTTAAAGGATGAAGACGAACAGCAATATTATTTATGTTATTCAAAGAACCAGTTTTTTGAAATCAAGAATGGAAAAGTAACCAACTACGGCATCAATGGTTTTGGCGGGATTCCTATTGTTGAATGCCCGAATAATCACGACAGACTATCAGACGTTGAAATTGCAATCACCTTATTTGATGCAATCAACAAATACCAGTCTGATAGATTAAATGGCGTGGAACAGTTTGTGCAAGCCTTTATGAAATTTAAAAACTGCGAGGTAGACGAAAACGAGTTTTTGAAAATGGTAAAACTTGGTGCTATCTCTGTTAAAGACACTGGAAATGGCTGTCAGTCGGATGTTGAACTTATGACCGCTGAACTGAATCAATCAGAGAGCCAGGTTGCAAAGGATGATATCTACAATAATATGCTGATTGTGGAAGCAATGCCAAACCGACAAAGCAATAGCGGAGGAGATACAGGAAATGCCGTATACCTTCGTAATGGATGGGACTTCGCAGAGAGAGATGCAAAATTGGTAGAAGCATTCACCAAGGAAGCCGAAAAGGAATCTGCTAGAATTATTCTGAATATTATCCGTGGTACATCAAATGATGTTAATATCTCAACTCGAGATTTCGATGTAAAGATAACCAGAAACCCAACAGACAATATGCTTGTAAAAGCACAAGCACTTGATTATCTGTTCAAAAATAAAATCCATCCGCTTATCGCACTGATTACTTGTGGGCTATTTAGTGATCCGCAGAAAGTCTACGAAATGAGTTTACCGTATCTGGGAACTATTTACCCGGAACTGGCAGACCCGGAAGCGGAAATGAAGAAAGCTCAACAACTACTGGATGAAAAATTTCAGAATCCGTCCAAAACAGAACCAATGGCAAATTCTCCATCTAACGAAGAATGAACCAAATTTCGATTATTTAAGGAGTTTTAGAGAAATCTAAGGCTTCTTTTTTAATACCCAAAATCAAATAAATTGCAACAGCCCGTGAGCGTAAATCGGGTACAGACCATGTGCGGAGCGAACCGTGTTGAAAAAGCGTATTGGACTGGAAGAAAGGAGATTTCAATGACAAGAGAACAGGCAAAACAGGTACTTATCGGTATGGGAGTTGCAGAACCTTCCGAGGAACAGGTTTCTAAGCTTCTTGATTCTATTTCTGCTGAAACTAAGAAAGAGAAAGACAAAAATGTTTCTCTGAAGGAAAAAGCTGAAAAAGCAGATTCTCTGGAAAAAGAGTTGGAAGAGTTGAAAAAGCAGAACATGACCGAAGCAGAACGGCTGGAAGCTGAACGCAAGAAAGAAAAGGAAGCAGTTGATAAGGAATTGGCTGATTTGAAGGCTGCGCTTGCAGAATCCAACAAAAAAGCCCTTATCAGTGAAATTACTTCCATGTTCGCAAACGCAGGACTTTCAAGCGAAACTTACGCAAGTGCTATTAAAGCATATGCGTCCATGCCTTGTGAGAAATCTGAGGATGTAATGAAAGAAGTTGAAACTTTTGTCAAGGGAGTTTCCGAAGCAAATAAAACAGCACTTGATACCGCAAAAGCAGCCTGGGAGAAAGAAACATTGGAAAATACTCCGAATCCGGGTGGTGGTAATGGCGGTAGAGGAAAAGAAGAAAAAAGTGGTGCTGCAAAATATGCAGCTGAACGTTCAAAACAATTAAGCGGTTCCGAAAAAACAGAACTTGGAGGAAACGCCCCAATTAATTTTTAAAAAAGGAGAATTAAGTTATGGCATTTAGCAAAGTTATTGAATACGGTACAACCCCCAATTTTCTTGAATCTGCGGAAGGACTTATTTTAAAGACTTTTACAGCAGAGCAGACAAATGCGGTGGAAGTTGGTGGAAGAAAAATCATTAAGGCTGGTTCAGTTTTCCCCAAAAATGAAACAGGCGCAAAAGGGATTGTATACGAAGAAGTTGATATGACAGACGATGAAAAACGTCCGATTTCTGTAATCGTTGCAGGACGAGTTTTTGAAAACAGACTTCCAGTAGCAGTTGATTCTACCGCAAAAACAGAACTCCAAGAGCTTGATAAGCCTTTTGGAATTGCGTTTTTAACAGAACCAGAAGTTGAATTTTAAGGAGGTATTCCACAATGAATTATAACGTATTGACCAGTATTACACTGGAAGAGAGAATTAACTATTCACAGAATTATGCAGTTAAACGTCCGGGAGCACTTGACGTTATCTTCCCGGATGTAAAAACCCAATTTATGAAAGCAAAATACTACAGACTTATGAGCGGGCAGCAACTTCCTAGAGTTGCTTATGTTCATGCGCTTGATACAGAGGCAAGAATTGGAGAGAGACCAAGCTTTGAGAAGGTACTGACCGAAAAACTTTTCATTAAAGAGAAAATGAATCAGTCAGAATCTCTTCGCATGGCTATTGAAAACGGCGTCCCGGACGATCAGTCTCTTACCGAATTTGTGTTTGACGATGTAAGTAATTCATTTGAAGCAGTTCTGGCAAGAACAAAAGTTATGAAAGGGCAGATCATGGGAACTGGTTCTCTTAAAATCCATGAGAACAATGTAGATCTTCCGATTGATCTTGGCGTTCCGTCAGAAGCAAAAATCACCCTTACTGACTGGTCTAAGCCGGATTCTGATATTATGGGCGATATTCAAAAGATGATTGATGTTGCACAAGAAAAGGGATTTGTTGTTAATAAAGCCCTCACTTCCTTAAAAATGATTAATTATATGAGAAACAACACCGCTATGCAAACCGCTGTTCTTGGTGCGGCTAACAAACGTCTTCTGACCAAACAGGAACTTGCAAACCTTCTTATGCAGGAATATGAGATTACCGTAGATCGCTGCGATGAAAAATATCGTTACAGAAAAGATGGAGCATGGAAAACTGGACGTTTCTTTAAAGAAAACGTATTTACCCTGTATGAAGCTAACCCGGATGGTTCTTTCGGTACTGGACTTTGGGGGCCAACACCAGAGGAAGAGGAAGCAAGAGCTTTTATCACACAGCAAAACAGAATGTTTATTACTCTGTCCATGTGGGCTACACAGGATCCGGTTACTACTTGGACAAAAGCTTCTGGAATGTTCATTCCGGTCGCACCAAAAGCTAACGGTGGTATCGTGATCGGTACCAAGGCGGGGGAATAACCGGGCATAGTCTCGATGAAAACAGCCAGTCACCATCTGTAGCGAGTGTTTATGATGAATCAACACATAAGTATACAGAAAGCGAGTTGTCTAATATGACTGTATCACAGTTGAGACAACTTGCTAGTGATAACGGCTATGCCCTGACAGCAACTAATAAGGCTGGAATAATATCAGAGATTTTATCTCAGCAAAGGTAGGTGATTAAATGGACGAACAGCTTATAGAGGATTTGACAAATTATCTTGAAGATGATGCAGAAACTGCGAGGATGATTCCTCTTTCAGCAAAGAGGGCTATTCGTTCATTTAAGAAGAAAAGGAATTATCCTTCCTCTTACAGTGATGAGAAAATAAATTCCGATATGGAAAAATGTTATGATTGCATATTTGATTTGGCTCTTTTCTTCCTGGTGAAACAGGGAGCTGAATTTCAAGGATCACATTCCGAATCTTCTGTAAACAGAAATTGGACTTCCGAAACTGAAATTTATGTAAATCATGGTGTTTTTCCATTTATCGGATTCTAAGATGGTGTGTGCGTGATACGTCAATCCTCCCACGTATCGCAGGGGTGCTTCAAGTTAGGTGGGTAGAAGCAATATCTTAAAAAATGGGAGTGATGGAAAGGAATAGCGATGGGATGTGAACACGAGTGTATCAACGAACACCGCTTGAAAGAATTGGAAAGTGCCGTCCATGAGATGAAAGAAAAGCATTCCAAAAGGGATGAAGGCTTTTTTAATCGTATCAATGCGCTAGAACAGAAAATTGCTTTATACAACAACGATCTGGGACACATCAAAGATACAGTTGACGAAATGAACGACAATTTAAAAGCACTCATGGAAAAGCCAGGAAAATTACAGGACAAAATTATTGCTTATGTCATAACTGGCATAATCGGTATTGTTTTAGGCTTTGCCCTTAAAGGCATTTTCCCGGTGTAATATTGATTCCACTAACAGGGAGGACGGTGGAATGGATAATTATAAAGACTTTTCAGAAGATGAAAGAATCTTCTATTTGCGTGAAGCTGGATTTGATTCCAGAGAAAAGGAGTTATTCCGATTGCGTGTTTATGAAGAAAAAACGCTTGCAGAAGCTTCAGAAATCATGGGCTACAGCACGAGAACCGTAGACCGCATAAACAGAAAATTAAAGAAGAAAATTATGAAAGTTGCCCCGATGTATTGTCGGGGCTTTTCTTTGTATTCATAAAATGTGGCGTATTTATGGCGTTATCATGGCGTGTTAATCAACCTCTTATTATTGTAAAATATAGTTATAAAAACAAGGGAGGTTTGAGATATGCAGTATGGTAATCCGTATTTTGCGCAACCATTTCAACAAATACAGCCGTATCAAGATAGATTAGCACAATTGCAGAATAGTTATCAGCAGGCAATGCCATACGGACAGGCACAGATTCAGCAACCAATACAACAAATGCCACAAGTACCACAAATCCCCATGTTGCAAGGACAGATGGTTGATGGCATTGATACTGTAAAGGCAAAAGACGTAGATATGTCTGGGAACCCTGTCTATTATCCAAAAACTGACGGTACAGAAGTTTACCGAAAACAATTACAGGCAGATGGAAGAAGTAGAATTTTCACTTATAGACTTGTAAATGAAGGAGAACAACCAGAAAGCAATAACACAAATCAAGTTGATATTGTTTCGCTGATTAACCAACTTCGTGATGATGTTCACGCAGAGATTTCTGAAATTAAAGAATTATTGCCAATACAATCTGAACCGCCCAAGACACAGAAGGGAGGTAATCAGAGATGAATTTCAACCCAAATACAATAATGAAACAAAAAATTCAGCAAATGATTTCTCAAAGGTTCGGAAGTGTTGATAACATGATGAACGATATGAGTAAATTTGCTGGAAACAATCCAACATTAAAAAATGCTCTGGATTTGTACAAACATGGTGATACAGAACAGTTGCATCAAGTTCAGCAAAATATATTTAAAGAAAAGAATTTTTCTCCCGAAGGAATTTTAGAAAAATTTTTAGGGATGAAATAACTTCCCCATAATTGGGTGATTCAGAATCGCTACAATTTGGGATGACAGCCGCGGATGTCTCCTATTGTAAATAAAATTTAAGGAGACTAAAAACATGATGAATGGTTCAAATTATAGTCTTAGCGACATTGCAGCCGCTACAGGCTCTAATAACCGTGCAAATGACATGTGGGGCGGCGATGGTTTTTCCCTTATCTGGCTTGTCCTTATTTTCGCAATCTTCGGCTGGGGCGGTTTCGGCGGCTTTGGCGGCTGGGGCGGCAATGGTGGAAACGGTACAAATGGTGCAGGTTTCCAAGGATGGGCTACCAGAGCGGATATCAACGAGGGCTTTGCTCTGAATGATATTCAGAATGGTATCAGAGGTATTCAGCAGGGCATTTGTGATAGCACATATGCGCTTAACAATACCATGCAGAGCGGTTTCAACGGCGTGAACGTCGGAATGCTTCAAGGTTTTAATGGCGTTCAGCAGGCAATCAATGCTGATACTGTAGCTGGTATGCAGAATACCAATGCATTACAGTCTCAGTTAGCAAGTTGTTGCTGCGAGACCAGAGAAGCCATCCAGGGTATCAACTATAACCTGGCTACCAACACTTGTGCATTGCAGAACACAATGAACAACAACACCAGAGACCTTCTGGAAAATCAGAACAGCAACACGAGAGCGCTGTTAGATTTCTTAACTCAGGATAAGATTGCAACATTACAGGCAGAGAATTCTGATCTGAAACGTGCTGCTTCCCAGGATCGCCAGTCTGCATTGCTTACAACTGCAATGGCTTCTCAGACACAGCAGTTAATCAATGCAATCAATCCTGCTCCGATTCCTGCATTCCAGGTTCCGGCTCCATATGCATACGCAGGATGCAATACATATGGTAACGGTTGTTGCTAAGTAACTCACCCTTAGAGGTTGACTAAATTCTAAGAGGTGGGTTGCGGCTCACCTCTTATTGATTGAGAGGTAAAAAATATGGCATGTAAGAATGTTTGTAAGCTTTGCAATCACCTTGTGCTGTCTACTGCAATTGCATTCACAGGTGGAAATCTTGTGGTTACTATCCCGGAAGGAAGCTACAACAATGGAGAAAAATACTGCATTGTTTTAGCACAGTCTATTCCAAATGCAACCACAATTACTGCCCCAGTTATGATTCAGATAGGAACAGGAACAACATTGTATCCGCTAGAGAATCGTTGCTGTGCACAGGTAACAGCATGTGGCGTAAGAACCAGAACAAAATATGCAACCAGAGTTGCAACAAGTGCTACTGGTGGAGCGTTCAAAATGTTAGGAAATCCGGCATGTAGTCCGAACAATAATCTGACTGCAATCAATGGTACAGCCCCAGCAGCAGACGCACCTGTTACACAGGCTGTTAGAAAGGGGGCACTGTAATGCATAAAGTTGCAATGGAAATGGGAAAATGGGCTATGGAAAAAGCCAAAACACATGGCTTTGATAATCTCAGTGCTCAAGATTGGGACGATTTGAAAGACTGCATGGAAGCAGTAAAATGTGCGATTTGCGCTGATAAAGATTATCGCATTGTGGAAGCTATGGATGAATGCGAACAGGAAGAAAAGTATCTTGGACGCATGGGATATGACCGTTACCGCTATTCAAATGGGCGTTTCGCTCCAAAAGGTAGGGGAACCAGAAAAGGTTATAGACCATATCTGTACATGGAAGACGATGACTGGATGGACGAGTATTTAAACAATCCAGAATTTGAGCACAATATGTACCGCATGGGATATCATCCAGACCGTAGTGATATGGAAATGGGTGACATGAATCGGAAGAAATCCAGATATGGCGAATCCTATGATAGATACGATGAGAATCGTAGACACTATCATGATTCCAAAGACACGGAATCCAAAAGAAAAATGGATGATTCCATGAAGGAGTACACATCTGACATTATCCGTAATCTCACTGAAATGTGGTCAGATGCAGATGCAACGCTCAGACAGTCAATGAAAACTGACCTGACCAGACTTGTACAGCAGATGAACTAGAGCAATAAATGAATTAAGTCCTTGTCGCAAATTAATGCGGCAGGGGCTTTTTTCGTAGAAAGGATGGTGAGAAACCATGCTGAAACAATTCTATATGAATGGGGACTTATGGAGAGTGCGCTTTGTTTCTCCCAATGATAATGTTTTGATTGACCGTACAGGGCAAAGGACACTTGCTGTATCTGATTACTCTACAATGACAATTTCAATTGCAAGCAACTTGCATGGAGAACTTCTGAACCGTGTATTTATCCACGAATTAGGGCATTGCGTGATGTTCAGCTATGGTCTACTGCCAGAGCTTCACCGTATGATTAAGAAACGATATTGGGTGGACGCAGAGGAATTTGTATGCAATATTCTGGCAGACTACAGCCATTTCGCGATTGGCACGGCCAGAGATATTTTGGGAAACAAATTTACATACGTTTCGCCTGTTGGAATGGAAAGGATGATTGCATGAGAGTATTAAGATTTATTGTAAATAATCAAAGAATTTATCCAGATCCCAAGTGTGATTTCTCTGGACTGGTAAAGGGCACGACTGGATATCTTAAAGCATTGTTTATCTTTTCACCAGAGTGGAACGGATGTAAAACAGCTGCTTCATTTTGGAGAATGGAAAGAGAATACCCAGTAATACTGAAAAACAATCAATGTGAAATTCCAATGGAAGCCCTTACTTGGGATTATTTTTCTGTATCTGTCACTGGCGTAAAAGATAACGGAAAATACATTATAACTACTGGTAAAACCAAAGTATCACAAAGGGGGTAGAACATGGCAACAGCACTTGATTTACTTATGAGCACAAAAGAAGATGTTAATTTGCTTTCTGAAGAATCCGATATATGCACAATTGACGCTAAGACAAGGGTTATTTTTGTGCCCTCTACAATCGTAGTTGGTGGGGTGCAATCTGACAAGAATGCAGAACGTATTAAATTTTCATGTCCCAAAATTGTAGGAGATAATCTTGATTTATCCAAATTTTCAGTCAGAATTAACTTTGAAAACGTAAGCAGTGTGGATTTTAATGTTTCTATCAAAGACCAATACATTTGTGATGATGTAGCTGTAGATGGCGAAAATGTAACTTTTTCTTGGTTGATTGGAAGAAATGCAGCAAGGTATATGGGAATGGTACGTTTTATTGTTTGCGCTGTTAAAACGGATTCCGATTCAAATATTAGTGTTGAATGGAATACCACAATAGCGGAAGTACCAGTGCTAGAGGGTATCGAGATTGATCAACCACAGATAGGAAAGGAAGAAAAAGATGTTATAAATCAGCTTTTGGAGCTTACTAAAAACACATCTTCGGAAGCTGTTCAAAATGTAAATTCCGCAAAAGAACAAGCTATTAAGGACATCCAGAGTGTATCACAGCCAGACACTACATTGACTATAGAAGGTGGGCTTGCAGAAGCAAAAGCAACTGGAGAAGCTATTGGTTCGATAAAGGAAGATTTGAGTAGCTATTATCCAAAGAAACAAGGCGCGTTCAAATGCATAAATATGGTTTCAAATTTGCCTGATGAAGTAATTATGCCATCTGGAATTGAAAAAAATATTTTGGATGGTGTATGTGCTATCAATGGTACATCTACAATTGATTATCCAAATCTCATTATCAAAAAATCTATATTAGCAAACCATGTATATTTGTTCTCTGTAAAGATGAAAGAGAATGAAAATACCGTTCAAACATGTTCTCTTATAACAAGAATTGGAACGAAACCTATTACACGAAACACATTAGGTGAATATCCCACACAGCTTTTTGAGAATAAAAACTATCCTGGGTACACTACTTTTTGTGCACTCTTCTCACACAATTCAGATGCGGATGTCGATTTCTCAATTTCGTTTGATCTTACAAAAACTAGCAAAAAAGTAGCTATTTCTGCAAAGGATATCATCATTACGGATGTAACAGGATTGTCAGATACACAAATAATAGAAATTGTAGAAGCTGGAATGAAAGATGATGTGTATTATAATCCCGGTAAAAATGTTGCAGATGCTTTGTCTAATCAAGCAAAGGAAGATATCACAGTTGAAACAATAAAGAGAATGTATCCAAATCCAAACGGATATTGGCATGGAAAGAAATGCTTGGTTATTGGAGATAGCACATCTGCCACTGAACAGTGGCAAAAAAAACTTTCCGAAAATCTCGGTATGAGTGTAACAACTCACGCAAAAGGTGGAATTGGATTTTTGCAGATGGTGGTTGGTAGTCTTGGGTACGAAGGCAATTATGATAACGAAACAGGAAACACTGGCGTTTTACAACCATTAAAAGCAATTGATGTGTATGACAAAGATTTAATCATTATTTTTGGCGGATTTAACAACAGGGGTACTAAACTCGGTGAAATCACTGATTTATACAAAACTGATGGAACAGGACAAAATACCGTGACTGGACAACTGCAATTCGTGCTTAATTGGATATATGATTTACTGAAAGGAAATGAATCTTATGCTCAAAATTTAAAGTGTAAAATCGTCCTTGTAACACCGTATTGCTGCGGAAAATACAGTTATGCCGACTATGACGGTTATGGTGGTGACAGTTGGGCGGGTTATACATTGCGTGAAATGTGCGACAGAATTGTTGAAATTGCTGCGTTAAACAACTGTTCTAGTTATAATGCGTGGGAAAACAGTGGAATTGGTCGTCATACATGGACAATTTATTCCGCATCTCCTACCGCAACGAAAGAAGCGGGAAGTGATGCTGCACCGTATCCTACAAATGCAGACCAACTACACCTCAACAATTCCATAGGATATCCACATTTAGGGGATTGTATTTCTGCTTTTGTGAACGGAATTGTTTAATTAACTCAAGAGGACTTTAGTTAAGCAACCAAATTTAAGAAAGAGAGGAAATATGAGAGGATTAGTCCGTCAAAAGCAAAAAGTATATTGGTCACGAATTACTGAAAAAACACAAGGATTAGACCGTATTAAAGTTTATGAGAAACCAGTTTTATACTCTTTTTCTGTATCATCTACAGCCGGAACACCAGAAGAAATTGCAGCCGGAATAGTGCCAGATTATGACAGGTACATTACAAGCTTTAATCGAAATTTCCATCCACAGGAAGCAGATATATTTTGGATAGACAGAATCCCACAAATAAGTGAGGATGGAAGCCTTATTTTGGATGAAAATAGAGAGCCCACAGTATTGCCAGACTACACACTAAAGAAGATTTTAGACACAAAAAAAGGCAATATTGCCAGATACGGAATTTCTAAGAAGGGAAACGAAGATGGGTAAGAAAATAAAGTGTACCTTATCACAGAAATCAATCCAAAAAGCTATTGATGAAATAAAAAAATATCAAAAAACTTTAAGGAATAAAAATGAAATCTTCATAAAAAGATTATGTGAATTAGGGATTCCAGTTATTGACCAAAATATTTTGGCAGCACAAGGCGATTCTGATAAGAACCACAATACTTACATCAAAATTAACAGTTTTGGGGACTATGCAGAAGCCCATTTAATATGCGAAGGCAAAAGCATTTTATTCATTGAATTCGGCGCTGGTATTTACCACAATGGTGCAGCCGGTTCTAGCCCACATCCAAAAGGAGAAGAATTTGGTTATACAATCGGTTCTTACGGACAAGGAAAAGGAAAAAACGATTCCTGGGTATATGTTTCTGATTCTGGCGAATGGGTACGTTCTTACGGTACAGAAGCCACAATGCCAATGTATAAGGCAAGCGTAGAAATCATTCAGAATATCCGCAAAATTGCTAAAGAGGTGTTCTCTTCTTAAAGATGATACCAAAGTATACTGAATGATACCAACCAATTATGTTATGATTACAGTGTTAAATTGTAGCAAGATATGCAATGCGTTCACTATGAAGGTGGGCGCATTTTTTATTGTGAGGTGACAGATATGCCAGACACAATAGAATCTCCTGTATTGGAAGTTTTTTCAAGGTGGGGAGCGGCTGTTTCTAAGATTACTGGCGCAGACAATTATTCCATGGACGGAAGCGAAACAAATGCTTCTGGCAAAAAGGCATATGCACAGCTTTATATGCTTGGAAATCCAATTACGAGAGGTGACCTTGAAGGGGATGAATGCGCAACAATGCCATCATTTCAAGTAAATTGTTTCACATCTGGTAGCAAAGCATTAACCAGAGTGTATGAATTGGACAAGATAAGTCACAAAGCTATGGTGAGCATGGGATTCCGTCGTACATATGGCCCGGAACCCATGTTTTTTGGTGACAGCGGAATCAAAAAGCTTGTGAGTCGATACAGCCGGATATATACAGGAACTTTATTAGATTAGGAGCAGAAATGCTTCTATTTTTTTACCCAAAAATATGAAAGGAGAATGCCGAATGAAAGCAGATAAATTACTTTGGCTGAAAGCAGCAGGAATTAGAGCTGTAAAAACAGTTGCTCAAACAGCAATAGCAACCATCGGAACCGCAACTGTAATTGGCAGTGTTGACTGGAAAATGGTTTTATCCGCATCTTTACTTTCCGGCTTTTTATCACTGCTTACATCTGTAGCAGGATTACCAGAACTGAAAACAGACAAAGAAGAGTAGAAAGGCGGTGATCCGCTATCTCCCGGCACAGGGTTACGTGCATAAAACTTGAATTAAAGAAAGGAGCCTATCAAAATGGCAGATTTAACAACACTTGGCGTAACTTTTCATTACGGTGTTGAAACCGCTAAAGGAACAAAGCCAACTGCATTTACCTGGTTAAAAAGATGTAGTTCCATTGGTGGAATTTCCCTTGACACAGAGCAGATTGACGTATCAGCTCTTGAAGACTTCATTACACAGTATGCGTCCGGTAGACAGGATACTGGTGGTACTTGGGATGTAACCTTCAATCTTAACGCTGATGTTATCACAGCATTAAAGAAGCTTATGACTGATGCGGCAACAGGAAAGCCAAAAGGATTTAGAGTTTGGTTTGAAGTTGTATTTCCAGACCTCGCTGATGCATTTTTTGTTATCGCAGACCCTGGAAAAAATATTCCATTGTCTGATATTGGACAGAATGAAGCAGCAACAATTCCGCTGTCTCTCATTATTCAGGAATATAAAGGTCTTGATACAAAAGTTGTTTCCGAAGAGCTTACACAGGCTTTAGACACCGCAAAAGCAGTAGCAGATTCCACAGGTGCAATGACACTTAACTAAAAAACATGTCGGGAGGATTATAAAATGGTAACTTTTAATGTACACGGAAAAGAGTATAAGGTTGTATTTGGATATGGACTTCTTACAAAAACAGATGTGCTGGACAAGGTACAGGGAATTACAGACGGAAAAGAGAGAAGCCTTCAGAAGATGATTTCTCTTCTTCCGGAACTGCTTCTTGCCGGACTTCAAAAGAAGCACAAGGATGAGTTTGGGTATGAAAGTGATTCTGAAAAAAAAGCTGTTCTTGATAAAGTCTGTGACCTTTTGGATGATTACGAAGATGAAGGAACCGAGGAAAATCCTAAAAGCGGATTTGATTTATACCAACTTCTTGATAAAGAATTGGAGAAAAATGGTTTTTTATCCGGTCTGCTGAATGCAGTAGCAGAAGCACAGGCAGTAGAGAAGAATGCAACGAAGCTCCCACAGGATCACAAAAAGAAAAATTAACTTTTCGAGAAGTTGTTTACCAAGAGATTCTTCCTTTATACCTCTCTATTGGTGTATCTAAAGAAGAATTTATGGATTCTACCCCAACAGAGTTAAAGCCTTATCTCGAAGCTGAAAAGATACGCCAAAAGAGAAAAGATGCCGAACTCTGGCAAGCTGGCATTTATGAAACATCAGCCACATTCACAGCTGTTGCAAATGCTTTAATGGGGAAAAAGTCCAAAGCAGAGTATTTGAAGAAGCCTTTACTGGAATCAGCAGAGAAAGAAAAGCGTAAACAGGAAGGTATACTTTCCGAAGAAGAAAAGAAAAAACAGAGAAACGCACTATTGGCAAGCTTGCAACTCATGCAGGCGAACTTTGAGCTTAACCATGAAAAGGGCAGGCAGGATGAATAAGTCTTGTCTGCCCTTTATTTTTTTGTAAAAAAGGAGGGATAAATAAAATGGCTGACAATACCATAGATACCCTTGATATACAGATTAGCAGTAGTACAGAAAAAGCAGTACGCGCGCTGACTAATCTTTCAAACAAACTCACAGAAGTTAATTTCGCATTAAGCGGAGTTAATGCAAACGGATTACGTAGTTGTGTAAGGGAACTTGGAAAGCTAAAAGAACTTGATATAGGGAAAATGACAAGCATTGCTGATGGAATTGGAAAATTCTCAAATTCCATAAAGACAATGGGTGGAGTAGATTATAAAGGTTCTGGTCTGAATGCAGTTATCAACTCAATCAACAGGCTTAGCCAGGTTGATGTTAGTGGATTTGATTCTGGAAAACTTGGAGAAATAATCCATCAATTAAGCAATTTGGCAGAGATTCCAGATGTATCTTCCGGCGTTAATCGTTTTGTTAATTCAATGGCTAGATTAGCCAATTCCGGTGAATATATTGCAAATGTATCGGCTGAATTACCTGCATTGGGAAGTAACTTGAAATTTATCACAGAAAGCTTTATTGGTGTTGATGGAATTTCAGATTCAGTAAATAGGTTTGTTCAGTCAATTGCACAATTGGCAAGCGCTGGGAATAAAATCGGGCAAACATCAAGCCAACTTGGAACACTAGCGAATGAAGTATTGTCGTTCTTCAATGTAATGAAAATTGCGCCAAGAATCAGCGAAAATACAATAAGAATGACAGAAGCTTTGGCACAGTTGGCTAATGCAAGTGGAAAAATAAATAAAACCACAAATTCTCTTTCGAATTCATTTTCGAGATTATCAAATGCCACAAACGGACTTGGAAACGCTGGGAAAAAGTTATCATCCATGATTGGAGCTGCTAGTTCCGCTTTAACTGGATTTGGAAATAACGCAAATGTAACTTCAAAAAAAGTTGGCTCATTAACTTCACAATTTGCCGGATTATATGCGAAATTCTTCACGATAACAAGAGGAATTAAAGCACTTTGGAGTTCTGTAAATTCTGCATCAGATTATGTTGAAACACTTAATTATTTTAACTCTGCGTTCGATCAAGTTACTGATGGATTAGATATCAGCAAATGGCAGAATGCAGGAGTAAAATCCGCAGAGGAATATGTCGGTTCCTTTGAAAAGCGTGCAAAAGAACTGACAAAAAAAATGACCGGATTTGAAGTATCAGATGCAGGTGATCTGACTAGAACAAAAGGCGCGAGCCTTGGACTTGATCCAAAACAAACGATGAACTATCAAGCTACTTATGCACAGATGGCGTCATCAATGGGGGCAACAGCCGATGCGTCAACAAAGGTTTCGCAGGCTTTGACCGAAATAGGGGCAGACCTTGCTTCTGTAAAGAACCTTGAGTTCAACGATGTATGGAATGATATGGCATCCGGAATAACTGGAATGAGCAGGGCACTTGATAAATACGGTATTAATATTCGTGTAGCAAATTTACAACAGGAACTTTATAACCTTGGAATTGACGCTACTGTATCAAGTCTAAGTCAATCAGATAAAGCTATATTAAGAACAATTACAATATTAAATAGTTCTAAATATGCATGGGGCGACCTGGCAAATACGATTAATCAACCGGCAAACCAACTTAGATTACTGCAATCTAACTTCGCCGCACTTTCAAGGACAATAGGCTCGTTATTCATTCCGATTATCTCAAAGGTTCTTCCATATATGAATGCCTTTGTTATTGCAATTCAAAGAGCTTTTTCGTGGGTTGGAAAACTTTTAGGTGTCAAAATGTCCGATTATGTTGCTTCCACAGGAAGTGCCGTAGTCGATATGGGGGATATCGCAGATAGTACAGAAGCTGCAGCTTCTGGACTTGATAAAACAAATGACAATGCTAAGAAATTAAAGAAATCCTTATCCGTTCTTTCTTTTGATGAATTAAATCAGTTAAATGATGCGAAAGTTAGCACGTCTTCTGGCTCTTCTGGAAGCGGCGGCGGTGGGAGCACACATCTTCCGGAACTTGATGCGGCTCTGGATAAAGCTCTATCAGAGTATCAATCCGCCTGGGATAAAGCCTTTAAAGAAATGAATAATAAGGCAAATAACACGGCGGATCAGATTGTATCTGCATTTAAGAAAATTCGTAAAGCTGCCGAACCAACAACCACATCAATCAAGAAACTTTATGATGAAGGACTTAGCAAGCTTGGGGAATTTTCAATTACCGCATTGAAAGACCTTTGGAATAACTACTTAAAGCCAATGGGAGCATGGATGCTATCTGATAATTCCGGTCTTCCACGGTTCTTTACCATTACAAATGATTTACTCAATAAAATCAATTGGAGTAAACTGAATAGCTCACTTTCAGGCTTCTTTACAATGCTTCAAAAACCAACACAATTTGTTTGGACTGGTCTCATGGATTTCTATGAGAAGTTTCTCGTACCAGTAGGAGCCTGGACAATGAATAGCGCAATCCCGGAGCTTGTTGACGCATTGACAAATTTCGGAAACAACATTAACTGGAACGAACTCAATTCGGCATTGAAGAACTTCTGGGATGCTCTTTCGCCATTTGCTCAAAATGTAGGGCAAGGAATTGTAGATTTCTTTAAAGACTTGCTCGATGTTGGAGAAAATTTTATTAACACAACACTTCCTGGAGGATTAAACTCTATTGCTGATGCTATAAAGAATATCAGCCCGGAAACCGCACAAGCAATTGGAAAAGGACTTGGACAGATTTCTGTTGCAATACTTGGTTTTAAGGGACTTTCCTTTATTGGTGGAATTATCGGAAAAGATAGCCCATTAGGAAAAGGACTTGCCGCATTATCCAAACACCCATATCTTGCTATGGCTGGAGGTATCGCAGGAATCGTACTTGCGCTTGACAATTTTGGAGTTATTGATGTTGACTGGGAGTGGATTTGGAGTAGTGTTGACAGGGTTAAATCAGCTCTTCAGAGCTTTATAGATAATGTTGATTGGGAAGCTCTCGGCACGGCTCTTGGGAATCTCTGGGATGCGTTTCAGCCTTTCGCAGAGGGATTTGCAGATGCGCTAATCACTGGGCTTGAAGGAGTAATTAATATCGGAGCGGACTTAATCAACGGTATCGCAAATGCTATTAATTGGCTTTCCGAGAAGTTAAGTGGAGTTGATCCAGAATTTATAAAACAAGTTGGTGCTGCATTCGGAACATTGTTTGCAATCAAAATAGCCAAAGATATTGCCACCAAAATCTTTTCCTTTGCTAGTGGAATCGGTTCATTGGCATCAAAACTTTTAAATTTCCCACTTGATACCGCATCTTCCCTTCCTACTATCATCGGTGATATTGGTGGAGCAGCTGAAACAGCGGCTACAGGTGGATTATCTTCATTTTCTTCAACGCTTGGTACTATATTTGGAACCGCTGGGATTGTATTTGTTGCAACGGCATTATCTGTTAAACTTGCTAAAGGAATTGCAAGTATTACAGAAGCTGCGCAAGGTGGAAATGGAATTCTATCACAAACAGGTGGTTATCTCCATGATTATACAGGCGAGATGGAAAGTGCGCATAAAATAACACAAGACCAAGCAGAAGAGCTTTGGAAGTTAATTGAAGCAGATGAAAGTGCCGGAAAATCAAATTCTGAAATGTACGATAGTTTCATTCAGAAACTTGGAGAATTCGGCGTATCAACCGAAGATGCAAAAAAAATTCTCGAGAAATATGGCGCACAGGCGGGTGTATCAACTGGATTTTTGGAAGATATGACTGATAAAGCTGTAGCCCTTGGAGATGGTGTATCTGAATCAGCAGGAAAATTTGACACAACCAAAATCAGTATATCTGATTTGAAAGACGAACTTTATCTTTTAAGTCTTAGCTCTGATCAATTTAGTGGAGACTACTTAACTGCTAAAGATGCTCTTGATAGTGCAATATCTGGAAGAACATATGCTAATACAGAAGAAGCACTAGACGCAGTTTATACGTCATTAAAAAATGCTGGCGTTCCGTTAGATGAATTAGATGAAAAACTCAGAAAAGATTTTCCAGATGCAGTTGTCACAATGGAAACAAGTGCAAAGAATTCTTTCGATGGAATGAATACATCTGTGAAAACAGCAGTGGGAGGTATTACTACCGCTGTTGCAAATGCTTCTAGCTCCGTATCGTCCAAGACAAAAACTGGCTTTGGTCTCGCCAATGCCGCCGTAAGCACGGCAATGGCTGGAATGAAAAAAAGCACAGAAAGCACAATGCCTTCTATTTGGTCGAAGATAAAGAACACGAATGATGATGTTGAAACCAACTCTAAAACAAACTGGGGAAATTCTGCAAGCGCTGTATCGACAGCTCTCGGAACCATGGACACCGATACCAAAGATGTAATGGGTAAGGTTATGACAACCATTCAAAGTTATTGGTCTTCTGTTCTAATCAATACAAACAAGATTTGGGAAAAGGCTTCTGGTAAAGTTGACACGGAAACTGGGAAAATGAAATCTTATACAGAAACCAATTTGTCTGGGATTTCGGATAAAATTAAAAGGCTATTTAATGTTAATCTTACATCAATTGGTCGGGAAACTGCTCAATCATTCGCTGATGGCATGAAACAAGTACACTTACCAACTCTGACTTATTATATTTCAGAGTGGAGAAAACATGATCTTGGCGGTGGAAGAACCAGTTCTACACCAGTTTATAAGCCTAATTGGTACGCCAAAGGTGGCCTTTTCAACGGTGCACAGGTAATTGGTATCGGTGAAGCCGGTTCCGAAGCCGTTCTTCCTCTAGAAAATCCGCGAACCATGAAGAAGATCGCAGACAGCATTGTTTCCAGTTCGGACGGAAGCATGGGACTTACAAAAGAAGAAATGGCAAAAGCAGTAGCCCAGGGAGTTGCAATGGCAATGAGTATGAACAGCGGAAATAAGAATCCGCAGTACATTATGAACAGTATTATTCTGGACGGAAGCGAGATTGCGAAAGCAGTAACAAAAGCCCAAAATGATACGGATAGCCGTTTCAAACCATCCCCGGCATATTGATTTTTGGCTGATTGTGTGGTATAATTTCTTCAATGAAGAAGTACACACGGTCTTGATTTTTGAGCCGCTAAGAAGAAACTAATATTTCTCAATCGTGAGGAATTTTTATCTTACTTGGCGGCTCTTTTTATTTTATCCATTAATATAAGGAGGAATGGAGAATGTTGGTAGAAGTTATGATGATTGGAAAAGTAGAAACCAGTATTGCAACAAGCCTAGATATTGCGGAGACATTCGGGAAAGAACATAAAAGGGTTTTGCAAGATATAAGAGAGCTTGAATGCAGTGAGGATTTTAGACGGCACAATTTCGTGCAGTCCTCTTACGTCAATTCTCAAAATAAGAAACAGCCAATGTACTATGTAACCAGAGATGGATTTACACTTTTAGCTATGGGCTATACTGGCGAAAAAGCAATGAAATTCAAAGAGGGCTATATTCGGCAGTTTAATGCAATGGAAAAGCTTCTTATTGGAAAAATCAAAGAACGTGAAAAAGGAATTGCAGTAAGGCAAGCGTTTACAAAGGCAATCCAGCAATCTTCTGAAAATGAAAGAATGCACGGACATGCCTATTCTACATATACAGACGTTATTTACAAGTCCATATTTGGCAAAAACGCCAAGCAACTGAGAGAGGAATTCGGAATCACAAAAAAAGAAAGTATGAGAGATTATTTTTCAGAAGAAGAGTTGGTGAAAGTTCAGAACGCAGAAATGCTTGTGAGCGCATTAGTCGGATATGGATGGGGATATAACGAAATAAAAGAATTTATTCTGAATAAAGGAATTAATAAAATTGCGGCATAATTTTGAATTTTTAGACAGCCCGCATTTAAAATGAGGTCTGGAAAGGTTCGATTTAAAATGGAACCTTTTTCACAGGGAGGAATATCATGTCATATAAAAATTACATCTTAATCCAAAAGCATTTATTCCGCAGCGAATACATTTTTGCAGATACAGAAGAGTATCTGGCAGACCAACTTTTTAAGAATGAGAAAATCAGAGTGAATTTCGGAAAAGAATATGGACACACAGAAGAGAAGTATCTTCTTGTTTCCTGTAAAATCTGGAACAAAGATCAAGGCAAATTTTTTAAAGCCATGGAAAAGCTGAGAAATAAAATGCCACTGGTCGGGAATACCGACTATGAGGAATTTTGCAAAGAAACATTCAAAATGTTTGATTAATTAATTCGGTAAAACCAGTGGGCTAGGTTGGCCGCCGAAAAGCGTAAACCTTGATACGCCTGTCCACTGTTTTTATAAATCAAGGATTCTGGCACAATACGGAGAGTGCCTACGACCAACAAGGAGGTTATCTAATATGAAAGGTAAATTATCAGATCTTTTTTTATCCAGCAAAGAAAGCGTTATCATCAAACCAGATTTAGCAGTAAAATTAGGGCTAAATGAAGCCATTGTTTTACGCCAAATTTATTACTGGCTTGAAATAAATGAAAAATTGCAAAGAAATTATTATGATGGAAGATATTGGACTTTTAACACGATGGAAGAATGGCAAAAGAATAATTTCCCATGGTGGTCTACAAAAACTATAGAAAGAGCTTTTAAAAGTTTAATTTCTTCCGGAATTGTTATCACTGGAAATTATAATAAAGACCAAAGAGACCGTACAAAATGGTATTCCATCAATGAAGATGTTCTTGAAAATATATTAAATGGTATAGTAAAGGAGAACCCAAAGACAAATAGCCAATGTGCATCTGGACAGAATGACGAAAGGCATAGACAAAATGACGAAATGCACAAAGACAGTTCGGGGGAAGCATTACCAGAGAATACTTTCAAAGATTATCATTCAGAAACTACTATACCAGATACTACATCTCCTACGGAGTTAAAAGAAGAAAAGAAAAATGCATACCACTCTAACGAGTGGTTCAATTCTCAACATATCAAAAATATGTTGACTGAGGATAACATCCAGTATATTCCAATAGACCGTAAATCTTTTAACTGGTCTGCATTCAAGAACCAGGTTTCAGTACGGCTTGAAGAATTGGGATATACGACAAGCCCATATACAACCAACCGCTTCCTGGTAGTATCGAAGTATTTCTTCAAGAGGTACGAAGAACGAACCAGAAAACCACACACAAAAATCAATCAAGACGCTTTGGATAATATCCTGGACAAGTTTGGATTCGGGCCAAATCCAGATTACTTCCAGAATGTTGAGATTGAAACATATATGAAAGTGATTGATGAATACTTTGGCACTTCATTTAGTGAGTACACGGATCACCATTATTCGCATTTCATGTCTGGCTACATACGGAAAAATTTGTTAATGAAAATTGAGGACAGGGAGGACACACTATGATATTTTGGCTATCAATAATCATTTTTGCAGTCGGCGTTGTTATTCTGATTGCAAATAGAATAGGAGAATCTTTAAGCTACGAATATGAGTATTCAAGTGTGAGTGGATTTATATTGTCTTTTGGTGTGGTAATTTCTTTCATCAGTGTAGTATGGTTCCTGGTAGCCGGATTGATTTTACTTCTCACCAAAACCAATGTTACCGCCACCAGACAGGCAAATGCCGAGAAATACAAAGCATTGACTTACAAACTGGAAAGTGAAGCTTGCCGAGATCAATTCGGACTTCTTAACAAAGAAATTATTGACGAGGTACAGAGATGGAATGTAAAAGTAACTTACTACAAAGCAATGGAAGATAACTTTTGGGTTGGAATCTATTACCCAGATGTGTACGGTGATCTGGGGACGATTGATTATGAGACATATGAGGGAGGACAAAAACCATGAAAAGAATCAAAACACTACTGGCGATAATTACCTTTATTTGCATTATCACAGGGCTAACAGGCTGTGCAGCGAATGACGATTACATGAATGACGTGAAAGGAAATCTTTCCGGTAATAGTTATACAATCTACACCTACGATAACTATGGTCAAAAGGTTATGACCACCACAGGGGACAAGATCAACATTGCCGGGAATAAAACCAAATCCAAGGGCTACGATAGCGAGGGAAATGAAACAACCATCTATGACGTATCTTCCGTCATTACAATTCTGATTGACGGTAAAGAAATTGAAAGTTGTGGTGATACTTGTATTTTTGAGCAAAAAGGATTGAAGCCAGAGGTTGATTTTACCCAGGAGGATATAATTAGCCATTCAACCGGAAAGATTTCAGAGAACACATACATAGCCGGGATTTTGAATTGTTATAAAAATTACTTCGGGAAATCTAGGGTTGTAGTAATAAAATCCCAACTTGGACAGCCAATAGCCGCATATTCTGGTGACGAGGTGTTCTGGAAAATCCCGGACGATCTGCCTAAAATGACAAAGCTAATGATTGACGGAAAAGCTCTTTATATTCATAGGGCAAATTTCCAGATTATTGATAAAGAATTACTGCAATAAAATATCCCAATTCGTTTTAAAACCTTTTACCCAATAAAATATAGGCGAAATCAAATAAAATTGATTTTTCGCCAAAAAAGCCAAATAATTGTGGAGAATTAAAACATATGAGCCAAATAGGAACAGAACTTCCAACAGAATATTCAGACCGTTTCGATGAATTACGACAGAATAGAGCTGAGGTAAGCTTTTACAAATATGGCACGGCAAAGGATAACTTTGGGGAGAAGTTAGTAAACGCCTTGGAATCCCACGATATGTGCATCAAAAAGTATCGTGAGACTGGGAACACAGAATATCTTTGCGATGCAGCAAATTATCTCATGTTTGAGTTTATGTATCCACAAATTCCGAATGCATTTTTCAAGGCAACAGACAGCGGGGAAAGTGCCGGAGTTGCCGGAACACCAATTAATCAGCTGAAGGAGAAGTGGTATTAACGAAAAGGAGATGTGAAAATATAATGAACAGACCATTATTTGAACCAGGGGATATTGTACAGCACTTTAAGAGAGAAACCATCAAGGAGCCACGCAACAACGAGTATTTGTATAAGTTTATCGGATATGCCAGACATACAGAAACAGGGGAAGACTTGGTAGTATACAGAGCTTTGTATGGCGGTAAGGAACTATTTGCCAGGCCAACAAAGATGTTTTATAGTAAGGTAGATTGGAAAAAATACCCAGAAATAAAGCAAGAGTATAGGTTCGAGAAATATCATGGGGTTCTTTACGCTGATGGACTTTAAACAGACATACTTTTCTATCTGGCAAGATATATGGAACCTCCACAAGAAGTATGCCTTTATATCAAAGGACGATATTCCGCAGTGGGAAAATCTCACCATGGAAGCAAAGCAGATTCACGATAAATACGCTGATTCTTTCGGTGCGAAATTTGCCGAAGCTCTTTTGTTTGCCGTAACTGCGGAAATTGATAGAAAAGCGAAATAGGACTTCCAGAATACGTCCCAAGGTGGTAAAATATGGGTATCAAATATTGGGAGGTACGTATGTATGAAGAAAGCGAAAAAGTTACTATCAGTTTTGGCAGTCATGCTATTGATTGTCTGTATGGCAGTTCCAGTATCGGCAGAAAAATATTACAATACTGGCTATACTCAATATGGCGATTTTGTAGTCGGGAATGGAAGCCTACAGGAATTTAGCGGAAGAACAGTTGATGGAAACCTGTACGTTGTAAATGGTGGTTCTTATACGTTTTATGGAACCCTTACCGTAAATGGCAACATATATGTTTTTGGAGATTTCTACAACCATGGAACTATTAATGTTAGCGGAACTCTGTTTTGCTTAAATTATTACTACGGAGGAATACTTTTAAACTCTGCAACAAAAACAGAGAATGGTGTTACAACAGGATTTTCTTACGGAAATTTCTGGAATAACGGAAAAATTAATGGAAATTTAAAAGTTGATGCGCAAATAAATAATATTGAACCACCAGCGGTTCACGTTCATACACCTGGCGCAGAGCCTACTTGCACACAAGACCAAGTTTGTACGACTTGCGGAGCTGTCCTAAAGAAAGCAACAGGGCACACCCCAGGAGCATATGCGACATGTACAATGCCACAGAAATGTACTAAGTGTGGAATTATACTAAGAAACGCCAAAGGACATGTACCTGGCGCAGAAGCCACTTGCACAAAAGAACAGACCTGTACGGTTTGTGGTGCAGTATTGTCAAGCAAGACACCACATACACCAGGCCCAAAGGCAACATGTGTTGATGACCAAATTTGCGTAGAATGTGGTGCAGTGATTAAAAATGCATTAGGTCACAGCCCTGGTAAACCTGCAACATGTACTGAATCACAATATTGTACAAGGTGCGGAAAAGTTCTTGCAGAACCAACAGGTCATAATTGGTCTGAATGGAAAGAAGAGAAAGCAGCCACATATTATAGTTCATCTGAAATTGTTAGAAGATGTTCTAAATGTGGAGAAAAGGAAATGAGGTATGGTGACGCTGTTCGCCCGACCGGAAAAGCAAATTACAAAAATGTAATTCTACAAAAAGGTAAATCAACTACAGCTGTTAAAATTACTGGCATGGTGAACGGTGATTATTTAAAATCCGTTGTGCCAAAGAATAAAAAACTTGCAAAAGTTACCGCCGTGAATAAGAACGGAAGTTTTAAAATAAAAGCATTAAAGAAAACTGGAAAAACTATCATTACAGCAACTTTAGAAAGTGGCGTTACTGTGGACATTAGCTTAACTGTACAGAGTAAGGCTGTCAAAACAAAGAAACTGTCCGTGAATAAAACAACAGTCAATCTTACAAAGGGTGGAACGTTTACCATTAAGGCAAACAAGACACCATTTAACTCAAAAGACACTGTTAAGTTTTCTTCCTCTAATAAGAAAGTGGCAACAGTAAGCAAAAAAGGAAAAATTGTTGCAAAGAAGAACGGAACAGCCTATATAACCGTAAAATCTGGAAATGTCAGCAAAAAAGTTAAAGTTGTGGTTAAGAACAAAAAGGCAACCAAAAATCCAACATCTACGGTATACGAGACTGACCGTTGCAAGGTAAGATATGTTTCTGGTGAGATTTTTGACTATTACGGAACATATTATTTTGAACCTAAATTTGAAGTAACCAACAAAGCAACTGTTTATTTTCACCCAAGCGGCGAATTTGAAGTTAAAGCATATCAAGATGCGCAAGAAATATATTTGAACGATTCTTGGGATGATTCAGAAAATAGTCCCAGAAGTGATGTTCCAGAAAAAAGCACGAAGAACATAGTGTATCGTATTTGTTTAAACGATACTAAAAGCCCAGTAACTATTAAGATTAGTCAAAATTTTTATTGGGGAGCACCAACAACTACATTTACAATTCCGATAAAGGGAATGAAAATTGTAGAGGGCGAAGATTGATAAAACGATTAGGGCTAGGGAGAAATCCCTAGCCTTTTATAATCCGTTGGTGGAACCATTTCCATAAATTTCAGTTTCACCATCCATTTGCATTTGAGATAATGTATCATCGGCAGTTTTTAATAATTCATCTCCTTTTTGCCAGACATAAGAAATATATATATTGTTAGTTTCTAAATCATCATCATAATCTGACAAATCGGATGCCCGAAGAACTAAAGCAGTATTGTTAGCGCCATACCACCATGTATAAGTATTTTTTATTCCCCATTGAGTAGTATCGCTCTCTGTTTTATCAGGATCACCATAGACAGATGAAAGTTTTTCAAATAAATCAGAATACATAGAGTCTATATCTTGCGGTTCAAATTCATATTGCGCACCATATAACAAAGTGTTACTATCATCAAAATCTATTTTATTTTCATTAATGTTATAAGAATAGTAAAAATTCAAGTAAGGAGTAGAATATCCAGCTACATCTACATCTGCTATATCTAATGGCTGAGCATAAAGGCAGATTTTACCATCATAAACATTGGAATCGTCAGACGAACCAGTTAATATTTCTTTTGTACTCATTGCATTTATCCCATCTAATTGTATGCCATAAAGACACTGATCTGGAAACAAATCCTTTGTATCTGAGAAAGAAGTTCCCCATGGAATATCCCTAAAAAGAATTTCTTTATCTGTTTTAGCGAACACAGGCGTAACACTTGAAAAAATGGATGTTAAAGCCAAAATCATAAAAAATTTTCTTTTCATGTAAAATCCCCCTCTTTAGTATGATATACCTATTTTACCACTCCAAAACGGATAGTGGAATAGGAAATTTGAAAAAAATAACGATTCATCAAAATGACGAATCGTCAGTAAAAAACTGTCGTGAATTTCAAGACGGTTAATAGCTGTTCCACAAATTTATGGAGCTGTTTTTCGCCATGAGAAGCGAACGGACAAATTGACCTTTCGTTACTATGGCAAACTGTTTATTCATACAAGGTGTACAAATTTGAGCGGCTTATATAGGTTTTAGCCATATATGGAGAAAAGGAGTAGAAATTTCGACACCTTTTATTTTAAAATGGGTGTTTCTAATTTGATACACCATATTTCTATGATTGATATTTTGAACTATCATCAATTTGATGACGGTTAGCACTTCAGTCAAATTGTCCGAGGCTCAAATCGTGATTTTCACGAAACGCCAGGATTATAGCAAACCGTAAATTTTAACGTTTGCCATTGTGGCGAACCTCAAAAATGGGGAGCAGGGGCTTGACGTTCATGTCGAACCCCAAGCCGCCGAAATTTCGGCTCCATTATTTTGTGGAAGCTAGTTTCACTAAAATTTTAGAAAAAAGGTGTTCGTCATAATGACGAGAACATTGATTGATACGTTTTCTAAAATAATAGAAAATGCTCTTGACTTTTGTACGCCCATAAATTATAATGAATTATGCAAGGACAAAATAAGGAGGTGAACAAAATGTCCCCAAGAACAGGTAGACCACCTGTAAATGGTGAATCAAGAAAGGAAAAGCTCAATATTCGTCTTACAAAAGAAGAAAAAGGACGCATAGACAAATGTGCAGAAGAACTTGGAATTTCAAGAACGGACACCATTATGAAAGGAATCGGTCTAATAGAAGATGAAATAGGCGAAAAATAAGGAACTGGCTCCCTAGGAAAGAAACAGTCCCTTATACAACACCCCCTACAGGGGATATGCAAATTATAACACTGTATATCCCCTGTTTGCAAATAGATTTTTTAACAACAGGAGGATTTTCTATATGAACGAAATCACAATTAACACAGCAAACCGGACACCTATTGAAATCGCACTTGGTATTGATGAAGAGGGAATGACTACTGCCAGAAAGTTATATGCCTTTTTAGAATTGGATTCTAGCAATTATTCAAGATGGTGCAAGAGCAACATTACAGGAAATGAATTTGCAGAGGAAAACGTTGATTATTGGGCATTCGTCATTAATGACGAATGGGGAGGGCAGGCTACTAAGGACTACAAAATTACTGCTCATTTTGCAAAGAAGTTATCGGTAAAAGGTAATAGCGAAAAAGCAGAAGAAGCTAGAGAATATTTTACTAGACTTGAAGAAAAGGTAAAGCAACAAGTAATTGATTATTCTAAATTGTCCCCCGAACTGCAAATGTTCAATCAGATTTTTCAACAGGTAGCCAAAACAGAACTGGAACAGAAAAAACTTGCGGAACGTGCCGACCAACAAGAGAAGAACATGAAAACCATCATTGATACCTTTAAAGGAACGGATTCTGATGTTGGCACAGAGAAATGGGTAAACAGATGTATTTCAAAGATTGCCGAGAGTGATGATTTCTCTTACTCATTCGGAAACAAATATGCCGCCGCCAGAAATGAAAGCTACCGCAGATTATCAGACAGGGCTGGTTGCCGATTAGATCAGCAACTTAGAAATGCGATTTCCAGAGCCGAGGAAAGAGGATGCACCAAGGCACAGACTAACCAGATTAATAAACTGTCCGTGATTATGCAGAATAAGCGGCTGAAAGATATTTACGTTAGCGTGATTAAAGAAATGATGATTGCATACAGAGTAGAAATCGCATAATTAGATTTTTACAGGGATACACAGGAGGAAAATAAGATGTCAGAAAATATGGATAGAGAAGACACAATGTTTGAGGTAGAGGACACTATTGATAAAATCAAGTTTCTTTTGGATGATTTCATGGAACAGTACGGATTTAATAGCACAAAAGAGATGGACAAAGAGAAAAGCCTTTCCTTTGCATATAACAAGCAATTTATGACAATGAAACTGTTGATTTTGAGCGATTATGCCAATAAAGCAAGACAGAAATTTAAGGCTCTTGAATCTATGGAGCAGAAAGCGTGATCGTATGGCAAATAGAATCCAGTTCAATGACTTTCAGAAAAAGAGTGTGTACGCCAAATGCAACGGAAAATGTGCGATATGCGGTAAGCCTGTCAAATTCAAGAAAATGACAATCGACCACATTATGCCGTTGTCCCGGGGCGGCACCAATGATATTAAGAATCTGCAACTGGCGTGTAAGCGCTGCAACAGCATGAAGAGCAACATGACAATGGATGATATGATGGGGCAGATTTCCGAGATTTTGAAGTATAACCGCAAACAGAAGTTGATTAGAGTGTTAGGAGGAATTGTGGAATGAATTATAAAGAGGAACTTATTGAGATGGTTGAAAAAATGCACAATATAACTTTTATTGCAATGATTCATGCATTTGCACACACTCTTTTTGAGAAAGAAAAGAATTTTAAATGATACCGAAGTATACTGAATGATACTTTCACCGTATGTTATACTATAAAATCATAATAAGCAATTTTTAAAGCGTTTACCTTTCGGGGTAGGCGCTTTTTTGTTGCCAAAAAATAAATCATAAAGGAGATATGAATTTATGCTGGTAGAAATCGTTGGGAAAAGATATGAAGAGAAACTTATTACAACAAGTCTGAAAGTTGCTGAGGTTTTTGAGAAAGAACATAAGAATGTTCTGAAATCAATAGAAAATCTCGTGGCTGATAATTCAGCCGCCAAATTTTTTCAGCTTACAACATATAAGAATCGTGGAAAAGAATATCCAATGTACGAAATGGATAGAGATGGCTTTTCTTTGCTTGTAATGGGATTTACTGGCGAAAAAGCCCTACAATGGAAAATCAAGTATATTGAAGCCTTTAACCAGATGGAAAGCGAATTAAAACGCTTATATACAGAACGTCAGCAATGGCAAATCGAGCGTGACAAGGGTGTTGTTATTCGACATATCCTAACAGATACAATTAAGATGAAAATAACGGAAAGCCAGAATAAAAGATTTGCTTATCCAAATTACACAAATTTAATTTATCGCAATTTATTCGGAAAAACAGCAAAAGAGCTTGAAAGCGATTATGGGGTAAAAGCAAAAGAAAATCTTAGAGATTTTTTCACAGGTGATGATTTAGCAAAAGTACAAAATATGGAAATGCTTGTAAGCAGCCTTATTAATTGTGGATGGGGATATCAGCAAATTAAAGAATTTGTTCAAAGTGAAGCAACCAAAATGATTGCTTGAGGGTTAGCATATGGCAGAAGTATTTCTTAAAGTGGATGGGGTAGCAATGCCCTGTCCTTCTTCTTTTACATGGGGATTACAGGATATATCGGCATCAGAATCCGGCAGAACAGACGATACGACCATGCATAAAAACAGAGTTGGACAGAAACGGAAACTGTCTGTAGGTTGGAATGCTCCAGATTGGGACACTGCTTGCAAAATTATACAGGCGGTAAACCCAGAGTACATACAGGTCACATATCCAGACTTGCTATCTGCAAATAAGCACGAAACCAGAACATTTTATGTTGGGGACAGGGAATCACCCTTTAAGTGCTGGTGGGTTGGAAATGAGCGCATGGAAGGACTTAGTTTTGACTTTATCGAGAGGTAAAATATGCGAAATTTATCAACGGAATTTAAAGAACAACAGAATAGTGGGAACCGTAACTATCTGAAATATGCAGATTTTACCTTTACGGACGGAAGTACATTATCCATTACCGACAAAGACTTATGGTCTAACTGCTTCAAGTTTGAGGATGCAGTATCACAAAATGGTTCCTTTGATATTGGCGCAGCTATTATAAATAAACTAACTTTGCAGATCAACAACTTTTCTGGCAAGTACACAGATTACATCTGGGATGGAGCAAGGGTTGTTTGCTATATTGGACTTGAATTATCTACTGGTATTGAAAAAATCCGTATCTGTACTATGACGGTAACAGATGCTCCATATCAAAGCACTGCAATTATCAGCCTAACCTGCGAAGATTCAATGCGATTATTTGATCGTGATTATTCTGATAGTAAACTGACATACCCGGCAACAAGATTACAGATCATCCAGAATGCTTGCGAGGTGTGCGGAGTAACACTTCAATCTACAAGGTTTGATAATGATGATTTTGTGATTCAGAATCGACCAGATGATAGCAGCATTACTTTCAGACAGGTAATTGCATGGGTAGCACAGATGGGCTGCCAGTGGGCGAAATGTGACGAATATGGTCGCTTATGCTTTGGATGGTACGAACGTGAAGTCCCGGATAATTTTTATGATTTGGTGGAAACTCCATGGAAAGATGTAGAAGGTAACGACATATTAGATACCACTGGTGAACAAATCATTACTATCATGCAGACTGGGATTACAGCAATTCAAACAAACGGATTTACTCCGTGGCTGTATGATCTTGAAATAACAGGTATAAAAGTTACAGAATACGTTGAAAATTCTTCTAAAAATGAAGCGAAAACATATCAGTCGGGGAAATCTGGCTACGTTATCGAAATAAGTGATAATAAGCTAATTCAAGAGGGAACAGGAGAAGCAATCTGCAAGATTATTTCAGACAGATGTGTTGGAATGAAATTCAGACCGTTTTCTACTGGTGCTTTAACAAATATTGCATGGGAAGCTGGTGACACCATTGCGATTTCCGATAGAAACGGAAAACAGTATAAGAGCTACCTAACTTCTGTTACTTTGAATCCAGGCGCATTTGAGCAACTTGAGTGCAGTGCTAAAAGCGTATCTAGGAATAAGCAAAAGCAGTATACACTAAGCCAACAGGTGCAAGCCGAAAGCAAAAAAAACTTAAAAGATGAACGCACCGCAAGAGAAAAGGCAATTGAAGAATTGTCTCAAAGATTGTCTGAATCTTCCGGTACATATACTACTGTGGAAACACAGCCGGACGGAAGCAACATCTATTATCTTCATAATAAGCCGCAGTTATCCGATTCTGACATTATATGGAAAATGACTGCGGAAGCGTGGGCTGTGTCTACAGATGGTGGACAACATTGGAATGGCGGCATGACGGTTGATGGTGATGTAATTGCCAGAATCCTTACTGCCACAGGCGTTAATGCTGACTGGATTAATACAGGAACTATTAAAGCAATTGACAAAGATGGAAATACAACTTTCCTGGTTGATGTAACAACAGGAAGGGTTGTTATTAATGCAGACTCAGTACAAATCAAGGGAAAAGATGTTAATGCAATTGCAAAGGAAAAAGCAGAAACAGAAGTAAATAATTTTATAAGCAATACATACACAACTGATATCAATAATTTACAGTCTCAAATCGACGGACAGATTGAGACTTTTTTTTATGACTATGAACCGACCTTGCAGAATATCCCGGCTTCTGGATGGACTACAAATGAAGAACGAAAGAAACACGAGGGCGACTTATTTTACTGGAAATCCAAGGGATATGCGTACCGTTTTATGCAAGATGGGGCAACTTGGAAATGGCAATTAGTACAAGATACCGATATCACGTTAGCACTTGCTGCCGCAGAAAAAGCACAGGACACAGCAGATCATAAGCGTAGAGTATTCGTCGTTCAGCCAGAGCCACCTTATGACATTGGAGACTTATGGACACAAGGCTCTAATGGTGATTTGATGAGATGTAAAGTTGCCAGAGCAAGCGGTTCTTATTCAGAGGATGATTGGGAAAAAGCTTCAAAGTATACAGACGATTCTACTTTCAATACTTTCTTGGATGGTGTTTTCAAAGACACGATTAGCGATCTTAAAACACAGATTGATGGGAAAATTGAAACCTGGTATCAGCCAAACGACCCTTCTATTAAATGGAAAAAAACAGAGGAATGTCCATGGCGTGATATTGACGGAAACAAGATTCTGGATGAATCTGGAAATGAAATTATCTTGATATGGGAATCAGAAAAAGCAGAGCATGAAGGTGACCTTTGGCACAATACTTCTGATAACACACAATGGATATACAAATCCGGGGAATGGCAACCACAATCCATACCAAATGAATTGCTGGACAAGATAGATGGGAAGTCATCTGTCTATATGGTTCAGCCGAAACCGCCATATTACGAAGGCGACTTGTGGGTAACAACCAACAGTGAAGGAAAGGCTTCTCTCAAAACTTCCACTGTAAATCGTGTTGATGGAGATTTTGACGCATCTGATTGGATAGATTTCAAGTATGCAGACAAAGACGATATCAAAAATGCAATTGACAATTACGATACCAGTCTTGGACAGGATGAAGTGTTTAATAAGCTTACAAAAGGCGGAACGGAACAGGGAATCTACATTCAAGACGGAAAAGTATATATCAATGCAAAATACATTTTAGCTGGATTGCTTGCCGGTGAGAGAATTAACGGTAGAGGGCTAAAAGTCATTGATGATAGCAAGAATGTTACCTTAGAAATCGACAGCAAAGGAAACGTCATCTTAGCTCCAAAAACTTTTTTTTTACAAGGCAAAACAGTAAAGGAAATTGCAGATTCTTCTGCCAGCACCGCAGTTTCTGGACAGACACAAGCCGATATTTTCAACAAACTTACCAATGGCGGCAAGGCACAGGGGATTTACTTGGATGAAAATGGAAATGTCTATGTAAATGGTGAATACGTGCAAGCCAAAGGAATTAGGGTTGTTGATGGAAATGGAAAAACCACTTTTTCCATTGACAAAACCACTGGTGCAGTAACAATAGCAGCTTCACAGTTTACATTAGGAGATAAAAGCGTTACTGATATAGCACAGGAAGAAGCTATAAAACAAGTCCAAGATATTACATCGGACAATATAATCAAAGGGTATTATCTAACAGAACAAAACGTTAAAGATTATTGGTCTACACAAAATGCATATACATATGAGTATGGAGTCCAGGATGTAGATGGCGGTAAAAATGCAATAAAAATAAACGGAACTGGAGCACAATTTGGAACGAAAAATTATAAGCCAATAAAAGTTACTGGAAATTATACTTTTTCGTTTTGGATAAAAACTAGTGTTGCAACACAAGTATATGTGTATCTTGGAAGTAAAACAATATTAAATGCTAAAACTACAACTGAATGGCAAAGACTGCAAGTAACAACAACTTTATCTAGCTTACCAAATGATAGTTTAAACAGTTTGAGAATCTTGACATCATCAGTTGGCTCTAGCGTAAAATATGATACTTATATTTATATTCCAAAACTTGAATACGCTTACACAAATGAGCAAGTGTTCAATATGCTTACAAACAATGGTGCAATAAAGGGCATGTACATGGAAAATGGAGAATTGTATTTTTCATTCACATATGCACATGGCGGCACATTGAAGCTTGGCGGTTCAAATAACGGGAACGGATTGCTTTCCATTCTGGATGCAAGTGGTGCACAGGTTGGATATATTGACAATACAGGTGTTCATTTTAACCAAGGTGAATTTTCTGGAAGCGTAAAGTCACTAACTGGGGAAATTGGAAACTGGCAGATTGATAAAACAAATGGAAAATTAACCTCTGCAAATGGAGCCATTGTACTTGATGCAAAAAACAACATGGTAACCATAAATGGCGTTGATCTAAAAGCAAATGGAAGCGGATTTGTAATTGATGGCGGCATAAAAATCAGAAATCCACTAAGCGGTTTCGGTGATGCTACGAATTTTTTCTGTCTTGAAAATATGGGAAATATTACAGACGGAACACACTTGGGTATTAATTCAGATGGAATGGTTATTAAAGTCCCATCATCTTCTTGGCGTTATAAGTCAATTCGGACAACAGTTAAAGAAGAAGAGCTGGAAGAACTCTATAGGACAAAGGTTGTTTGGGCGAAGTATAAAGAAGGATATCTTGATAAAAACGACAGCAGATACGATAAGTTAATGCCAATGTTCCTTGCAGAGGACATGGAAAGGCGTTTTCCAATTGCAGTAAACCATTTGCCAGATGGAAAGCCAGAGGATTGGAACTACAGAATTATGATCCCATCCATGTTCGCCATGATAAAATTCAATCACGAGAAAATCAATGAACTCAAATCCGAAAATGAAGAATTAAAATCGGAATTAAAAAGCATTAAAGAAGAACTTGCAGAAATCAAAAAAATTTTAAGCAAATCGGTATAAAGAGGGTGAGAAATCATCCTCTTTTTTAGTAGATCAAACATCAAAACCAATAATTAAAGGAGGGCAACAACATGCCAAAATGGACTGAATACACATCAAAAGATACGTTAGCGGATAATGACGAAGTAATGCTGTATGACGCAACTGCGAGAGCGAACAAGCGCGGACTAATGAGCAAGTTTTGGGATTATGTCGTGGATAAAATGTCAACGGCTGTTATCGGTAAATTGGAAACGGAAAACAAGACAATTATTGGGGCACTTAACACATTAAATAGTGAAAGCTCAATAAGTCTTTGTAAGGTGATCTCTGGTGAAAATACGTTTTCTTCGGAATTAAAAGGAAAATCATACAAAGCTATTATTGGATTCTTTTATGAACCATCCGACAATCCTTTTTCTTTTGGAAGTGGGTATTTTATTGCTTTTCAAGCAACATATCTACAAGAAGCCAGCAGTTTTGTTATTATTGGGGCTAGCCTCACTGGAATAATTGAAAATAAATTTGTTAAGTTAAAATGATGAATGTCATAAAATCACATGATCTTTATCCCAATCTTTTTCATATCGAGCAACGGAGGAATTCTTTGGCTGGATTATTAACTCAAATAATTGCTACAAGGTTATTTAAAAGTACTAATAAAAATAGGATTGGAATATATATCGCATTCAAAAATTAGTGAAAAGTATCACCGCTGCTCGATATGAAAAAAGGTGTATGGACTAAAATTGTGTAATAGTGAAGCTCGAATGTTTAAAGTAATGTTTTCCAGTCACTCCATGTACCATTTGTGGTATCCATTCTGACACCAATTTTCCCATTATATGTCGAATAAAATTGGACGCTTCTATTTAAGGAACATTTAATAGTGACAATTGTTGAATATCCTAATGGATATCCGTAGGAATTAGAATCATTTGCGCACATGGAAATGCCAATTGGATAATCTATTGGTAGAGTATCTGCCGTGTATTCTTTGATTTTTAGTATTTTGTTCGAAAACTGGCAATCACTATTTTATGTGTTAGAGAGCTGCGGAAATTATAGCCTCCTTATCACGGTACAGCTATACTTGTGGTAAGGAGGTGATGTCATTATGACAGAGAATTTAATCATGGTAGATATATTGTATAAAGAGTTTATGCTAAAGAGCACTCCAAATGGGGTGCTTTTTATTATGCACTTTTTTTAACCTCAAAAACGAAAGGAGAACATACATGAATATCAATACCTCATTAATCAGCAACAACAACAGCTACGCAGGACAAACACCTCGGTATATTGTCATCCATAATACAGATAATATAGCCAAAACAGCAGATGCCAAAGCACACGCCACTGCACAACATAATGGCAATTTTCATGGCTATTCAGCCCATGTATTCGTTGACGATAAGTCAGCATACCAAGCCTTGCCGTACAATCGTGGAGCATGGCATGTTGGGGTAGATTACGGCGGTAAACTTTTTGGAACTGTAAATAATCATAATTCCATCGGAATTGAAATGTGTATGAATGCCGGATATAACTACGAAAAAGCATACCAGAATACCGTTGATGTATGCAAGCAACTGATGAAAAAGTACAATATCCCGGCATTCCGAGTAGTGCAGCATTACGATGTGTGCGCTAAGAATTGTCCTTCCGTTATCCGTGGAAAGGGTGACTGGGCGAGATTTAAGAATCTCATTTCCAGTGAAACCGTGACAGCGCCAACCACAAAACCGACAGCAAAGGTTGACAAGTATTACCGTGTTCGTAAGACATGGAAGGACTCCAAGAGCCAGATCGGGGCATACAAGTCGCTGAAAAATGCAAAGAAAGCTTGCAAAGCCGGTTATTCTGTTTTTGATTGGAATGGAAAAGCTGTGTATTCCGTGACTGCAAAGAAAAGTGTAGCCAAGGTAGCAAAAGAGGTAATTAACGGCGAGTGGGGGAACGGACAAGATAGACGAGACCGCCTGGAAGCTGCTGGCTACAACTACGCAGAAGTGCAGAAAAAAGTCAATGAATTACTGAAATAATAATACTCCCGGGGTTTTCCCGGGAGCTATTTAAATGTCGTATATTCCTCAAATTCGTTTCTTATTTTTGCATAATCTTTTCTTCTGATCGGCACTGTATTTCCAGAAAACATAAGGAACGAAGTGTTTATTTCTTTTACCTCATCCATGTTTATTATGTAGCTCTGGTGACACCTCAAAAATCTGGAATCCAGTAATTCTTCAATATCGGATAGTTTACATCGTTCCGTATAAACTATACCGCAAGTGCAGTGGATAATGATGTATTTGTTTCGGCTCTCAATATATTCTATATTTTGAAACTCCACCCGATGAATAAAGTCTTTTCCTTTTATCATAAGAGTGCTTTTGCTGATATGTTCCAGAGCATGATTGAAAGCAGTATACATTCTGCCGTTTTCAGATCCTTTTATAATATAGTGTACCGGGAGTATATCAAGAGCTTCAAAAACATACTCTTTATGGGCTGTCCAGAAAATAATATTTCCGTTATATCCGCTGGATCTCAATTCCTTTGCAACTTCAATTCCATTTTCTTCTCTCAAAACGATATCCAAAACCACAATATCATACCACTCGCCATCTGCCACATCATCAATAAGCGGCTGCCCTTTATCATACGGAGTAATCAATGCTTTTATATCACCATTTCGTTTGAGAAAATTATTAATCCGATGCATAAATATATCAATCTGGATTTCGTTATCATCACATATTGCAATTCGCATTCAAATCATCCCTTTTCATGTAAAATTCGCCACCAGAGGTGCTAATTTCGCCATTTCCTGTGTAATTGTATATTTTTTGATACAATGTTATTGTAATACATTAAGATGATAGTGTAAAGGGGATGGATTCATGGAGAAACATAAAAAAATCATAATTGTGTTTATACTGATATTCGTGCATGTGCTCTTGATTCAATATGTTTACTTCTGCCCGGAGCATAGTATTATCTTTGGGAGGGGTAAAACTATCGCAATTGCAAAAGCAGAGGTAAAACAGGTTGGCCATGAGCGCTATAAATCCCTCGCTGACAAGCATCCAGCCCCTTTATTTCTATCTATTATTATTACGATTTGGAAAAGCAAAAATCACAATATTTACACAAAAAAACTTATAATTCATAGAAAAATCAGAATAAATCAGTTTGCCAGGAAAGATTTAAGCGGAAACAATTCTATCCCAGTATATGGTTATAAAAACATGATATAATTTAATAAATAAGAACAAATGTTTGGAATATTGGGAGGGGTTTACGTGGATTACAAGAAAGAAATTATTGAGATGATAGAAAAAATTACAAAAACAGAAAATATATCTATGCTATATGGAGTTGTCAAAACGATGGTTGAATACGAAGACCAAAAAGAAAAAAAGCAGGGAACTTAATCCCTGCTTTTTGTTATTTGACAAATCGCTCCATGAATTTCCAGAAAAGCTCTTTGTCTTCTTTGGATAGCTGAAAGTACTTTATTATGGCTTCTTTGGCTTTGGGATCTTCGTTGCTAATTTTTGTGCAGATAGTGCCATAGTCAAAGTCAATATCTTTTTCTTTTTTTCCATTACCAGTTTTTAACCATTCTTCATTCAAACCAAATTCATCACAAATATCATTGATAGTTCTGTCAGAAATATTCTTATTACCATTTTCGAATTGATTAATGAAATTTCTTGAAAGATTCAGTTTTTTTGCAAAGGCTTCTTGGCTCAAATGATGTTCTTTTCGGATTTCAATAATCCTATCTCTCATTGTACTTCCTCCTTTCAATATTATAATACCATAAAAATGTTTACAAGTCAACGATTTTATTGTTGACAACTGAATACTAGTGTGCTATAGTATGTTTACAAGGAAACAGAAAGGAGTGATTAAATGGCAGATTTAAATAGAAACGACATTGAGGATGGAAAGCGTATTGCTGATATTTTTGCTACATTATCAGAAGAAAACAAGAACATGGCAATCGTTTATCTGTCAGCATTGCGAGATAAGGAAATTGCTGATTCAAGTAAAAGAGAGAGTTCTTAATGGAGGGACGATGAAAACATCAAAAGTTGAAATCAGACAGGTAGAAGGAGAAAAAGGAATTTATACCGAAATTCTGATTGACGGTCATAAACTTGAGGGAGTAAGAAGTTTTGAATTAAAACAGGGAATTGGTGATTGCGTTCCTATTCTTTCCATTGATCTGAATGCTTTAAATTTATCCACGGACTTGCAGATGTTGCAGGTGAACCAGAAAGGTATCGGGGAAATTGAGGGAATCAAGTTTAAAAGCTCACCAAGGATGCTGAAATTTCAAGCAGAATAGGCTCTCATATTTCAGAGAGCCAAACAGAATTATTTTGAAGCTTTTAAAATGGAACATTGTTTCGGATTTGAACAACATCCAGTTTTGCTTGCATAATTACACTTAATTCGACCTATTGTGTAATTAGGCGTCAAATCATCCAATGATCCAGTATTAATGAGAGAAGCTTCAATGGAATAATTTTTGTTCTGCTTATCGCAGAAACCATTAAATACCAATAATCATCACCTCCCTTCTTATAGGGAGTATAACACAAGAAAGGAGGAAAATCATAGACGATTTAGTTTATCTTCAGAATGAAGAAGCTGTCTGTGATAGTTTACAGGTGGCTGAGAAATTTGGGAAAAGACATGACAAACTCATTTCCGAAATTGAAAGAATGTATTCTGATTTGATTGGAAAAGGGTGTGCTCAAAATGGTGGAGACCCCTTATTTATTAAAAGCAGTTATGTACATCCTCAAAATAAACAGACTTATCCATTTTATATAATGAATAGGGATGGATTTTCTTTACTGGTAATGGGATTTACAGGGAAAGAAGCCCTTGAATGGAAATTACAGTACATAAAAGCTTTTAACCAGATGGAGAATTTCATTCGTGAGAAATCAACCCAGGTTTGGGTTGAAACCAGAAAAGCCGGCAAACTTACCAGAAAGGCAGAAACCGATACTATTCAGAAACTTGTTGAATACGCCAAAGTACAGGGAAGCAGTCATGCAGAAATGCTTTACATGACATATTCCAAATTAGCAAACAAGATGGCGGGGATCAATAAGAGAGATGAAGCTACGGTAATGCAACTCAACAACCTGTCCTTGATGGAAAATATTATCTTACATGAAATTGATCTCGGAATCATGCAAGGAAAACATTATAAGGAAATCTACAAAGACTGCAAGAAGAGATTGGAGACAGTTAAAGATTTGGCTTATCTGGAAGCGGTTTGAGAGGAAAGCTCATAAGGAGGTGAGAAGATGAGTGGTACATATAACGTTCTTTGCGCTATTTTGAAAGAGCTCCAAGCTATTCATAATATCCTGGAGCCCTCTAAAAAGAAACGTATTTTTGAAACTAATATTGATGGGAAAAGCATTTCAAAATGCGTTTCTGATGGAATTACTTCTGCTGTTCAGAAATCCATTCGTGATACTGACGTAGAAGATTAACGGCAATCGAGGTAGATAATCCAGTAATGGCAGTTACAAAATTATCTGTATTTTCAATCGTGCTAACTGTTGGGGTGATTAGTTTTTCCATGTCAACAGTTTTTAAAAAATCATCAAAGCTTTTCAAATTAACACCTCCTTCCTAAAGGAGATTATATCACAGAAAGGAGACTAATGAACGAATTACAGATTTTTAATTCTCCAGAGTTCGGAGATATTCGGACAATAACTATTGATAATGAACCTTGGTTTTGCATGATTGATATATGCAAAGCATTAGAAATTTCAAATCCGAGCCAGGCAAAGACAAGGTTAAATGCAGATGGGGTCATTACAAATGAGGTCATTGATGGTATCGGGAGAAAGCAGAATGCTAACTTTGTAAATGAACCCAATATGTATAAATTGATTTTCCAGAGCAGAAAAGAATCTGCCGAAAGGTTTACAGACTGGGTGACAAGTAAAGTTCTCCCAGAAATTCGAAAGACAGGTTCCTACAGAAAACCATTGACGGTTGCCGAACAAATTCAGATTCTTGCCCAGGGCACAGCAGATCATGAGGAAAGAATCGAAAAACTTGAAAATACAATGACAATTGACTACGGTCAGCAAAAATATCTTGGGGATCTGGTTTCGCTAGTGGTTATTGAAGCGTTGGGCGGAAAGAAATCTAATGCCTATTCAGAAATCGGAAAGAAAGTATTCGCAGAATGTAATCGAGATGTGAAATCTTATTTCGGTGTAAACGCAAGAAACAACATTCCAAAATTAAGATATGAGGAAGCTGTGAAGTACATCAAGGGATGGCAACCGTGTACAAATACAAAAATGCAGATTCGCGATTGCAATTATGATATTAATTCAGAAAGAAAATGAGGGTAAAACAGTGAAAGATATTAAAAGCTACGAATTTTATGGAGATAATCCAGAAATTTTTCATTCTCTTGTAGGTTTTGAAATTGCAGATATTTTGTTCACACATACCAAAGAAGAAAATGAGAATGTAGTTGTTGTGAAGTGTGCAAATAAGCAACATGTTGAAATTGATCTTCTCTTTAAAGAAGATGGAATATTTGTTACTGAACCATTTGCGGTGGATGAAGATCTTACAATTATTGAATAGGGGAGGTGAACAAAGAATGTTAGCAGATGATTACGTTGCTGAAAGGTTATCCGATTATGATTCCAAAATATATCAGTTATATCGCCACAAAAACGGACAGAAGGCAAGCGACCTTGTAGAAAAAGTAAAAAACGAAATTGCCGAATGCGGTCTGTCCGCCACTGAAGCGAAAGGCTTTTTAGAGTACATGAAGATTGTTATTGACGCTCAGTCACATCTTCCCATTCAGAAATAACGGAAGTTTTTATTGTTTCTGCTCCGGGAACATTGCCATCATCAATCTCATTTGCGGCATGAAGCATTGAAATTATTTTATGAGAATAAGGATGTTCCTTTCCGCAATTCGGGCACACAACCTTGTCTGTACTTATTCTTTCACTTATATAGTAATCACAATGACAAGTACAGGAAACTTTTAATTTGAGAAACATTTTAACATACCTCCTTTCTGAACACATTATACCATTCAGATGGAGAGAATAAAAGAAAATAGGGAGGAAAAACAACATGATTAAATTTGAAAATGGATTAGTTAACATTTCTGGTAAAGGGATTGATATTCTTTCAGAGTATGCAGTTATCACCCATGAAATTAAAGAGATGTTCGTAAAAAATGGTGGAGAAGAGAAAGACGTAAAAGAGCAGCTTAGACATTCTTTCGAGCATGGTCTTATGAATGAGGAAGAATTTGACAAAGAAATCAAGGAAAAATTCAAACAGGTGAATGCAATTATTCCGATTGTTTCGCTTCTGGAAGAAATGCTTAAAACATTTGGAGCAAAAGATAAGGAGGACTAATCATGGGAGAAACTAAGAGTACAGATTATATTCCAGAGAACGTCAATGAAGAATATGCACTTCTGGTTGGAAGATTAAAGGCATTTGAAGCTTGGGCGAATAATGTGAGAGATTATGATTTCACAAAGGACATGGCATTCAGAATGCTTGGGCTTGATGTAGAAAAACAAACAAAAGCAGATTAAGTGTCCTGGAAGGTGCGGACACACCAACCAGGACGGTATCTAACTAAGAATGAGTTAGTTAAATACAGGATTATTATAACACAACCTCCTGTATTTGACAAACAAAAATATAACAGGAGGACTTTTTATGCAAAAAAATGGCGAAAATCAGCCACTTTCCAGCGAAATCATTGCTGATCTGGAAGAAAAGCTGATGGCAAGAAATGTAATTATCGCTATTCTGGCAGCTGCACTTGCAGTAACCACATCCAGAAGAAAGTGAGGACAAAATGAAAGAGGTGGTAAATGCAATAGGAGAAATATTTGTAGGAATAGGGATGTTTGCAGTGATATTCTTCATCGCATGGATTCTTACATCATTTGATGTTATCGGGGTGTTCTTCGTATCAACAGTCTTATTCTTAATGGTGTTTCTTCCTATTATATTAGAAATGGAGGAAAAGTAAATGCAAAGATTAAATAAAGTAAGATTATCCGGCAGAGCCGGGGAAATAGTATTTAGCCACGAACATTACGGAAGATACTATTACAAATTCATGCTGACAGTTATTCGTAAAAGCGGTGCAGTAGATATGTTTCCAATCGTTATAGAAGATTCCGTTGTGCGTGATAATGATTACAACGGAAAAGAAGTTGTGGTAACAGGAGCAATCAGAAGCATGGACACTTCTAAAAATCCAAATAAGCACCACAATGTTAGTTATATCGCAGCTGATGAAGTAGAAATCCTGGATGAACAGGTTCCAGATGGCGATATAAACAAAGTAGAGTTTATTGCCAGAAGTTGCACGAAAGAGCCATATGCAAAACTTACATCAGTAACGCACAGAAAAGTTTCAAATCTTTTTGTAGCAATTCCAAGAGAGTATTCAGAAAGAGCGGATTTTATTCGCTGTACTTTATGGGGAAAAGGTGCTGATCTGGCGGTAGAGGTTAAAAGAAATGATTACATTAAAGTAACTGGCAGGTTAATGAGCCGTGATGTTTATGTTAATGGGGAAGAAACGGAAAGTGTATATGAGATTTCCGTAAAAGAAATGGAGAAATTGGAGGATGAAGAATAATAAGAATAAAGTTCAGATGTATGGCGTAATAATGGATATTCAGCCAGGAACGTTTTTCAAGGACGGAGAAAAATTCGTAAGATTCTATATTGGTGCAAAGCGTACCAGTGGGAACGTAGATTTGCTTCCAGTAATTGTTGAAGAAAAGCAGACGGAAGGCTTAAAGATTGGAAAACACGTCTATGTTGAAGGAAGATACAGTTCTTCAAACAAACATGAAAGTGGAAAGTCACATTTGATTCTTAAAATCAAAGCGGAAACAATCTGGTGTGGAGATGGTGATGGGAGTGCAGAAGGTGAAAACAAAATCATTCTGGAAGGTTATCTTTGCAAGCCTCCTATTTACCGCAGAACACCAAGAGGAAAAGAAATCTGTGATTTGATGATTGCTTGCAATGAATATGACTTGCGAAGAACAGATTATATCCCATGTATAGCATGGTGGAAAGAAGCCAGAGAAGCTGCTGATTTCAAGGTTGGAGATTTCGTAAAAATAATCGGAAGAATCCAGAGCCGGATTTATCATAAAAAATTATCTGGTGATGAAGTAGAGCTTAGAACTGCATATGAGGTATCAATAGGGAGGATAATCGAGCATGAAGGTGGAAGTAAAAAAGATTTCGTTGGAGAATTACAAGAAGTTTCCGAGTAAGTCTGTAGATTTGTTTCCAAGAACAGAGATTTCTGGCAGAAACAGAGAAGGAAAATCCACATTGCAGGACGCATATTTGGACGTTCTGACAGGAAAGATGGCAAATGGTACAGAACCGACTTCTATTAGAAGAAAAGAAAATGGCTTGGAAGTGCCAAAAGTTGATGTTATAAGAGAGCTTACGCTTGCGATTGATGGAAAAGAAAAAGTGATCCGCAAAATCACAAAACAGAAGTGGAGAAAACCGAGGGGACAATCCGAAGAGGTGTTCGATGGAAATGAAACTTCTTATGAAATTGACGGATTCCCGGCTAAATCAAAGGATTATACCGAGTTCATCCAGTCAATAGCAGAACCTTCAACGCTTCTGATGTGCAGTAACCCAAAACCATTTCTGGACACATTGCAGAAGTCAACAGCAGAATCCAGAAAGGTACTGGAAAAGATGTCTGGTTTTGATATTGCACAGTTTATGGAAGAAAATCCACAGTACGCTCATGTGGAAGAAATCACAAAAGGGCATTCCGTAGAGGATACCTTGAAGAAGCTCCGAAAGGAACTGAATGCACAGAAGAAAAAGGTGGATGCCAAAAACACGGAGATTGCATATGAAACCAATCGAAGCATTGAAGCAGAAGATACTTCCTCCCTAGAATCCAAAAAACAGGAGCTTAATGCGGAGCTTTCCAAACTGGAAGAACAGGAAAAGATTCTTGAAGATTCAGCAAAAGGCTATGACAGCCTTACATATGAAATCCGAGGGCTGAAATCTTCCAGGGATGGACTTGTTAGCAAGGCAGATAATGAGCTGAAAGACAAGAAAGCAGCCATTATGAATGTGTATTATGACCTTGCAAAAAATAAAATTGAAAAAGAATCAGCTATCCGAATGTTGGGAATGGAACTGGACAACCACATAAGAGCTGGGCAACAGGCGAAAGCTGACTTGGATAGAGCCAGACAGGACTATCCGAGAATCAAAGAAATGGAGTGGGATGATTCTGAACTGAAAGCTATTGAAGCTGAAACATTCAATGATTCTGATACTATTTGCCCTACCTGTGGACAAGAGCTGCCAGAAGAACAAGTTTCCGAATTGAGAGCTTCCTTTGAAGAAAAGAAGAAGTTTAGAATTGAAAATGAATTAACCAAAAAGCAAAACTGGGAATCAGCAAAACAGAACCAGTTAAAAGGAACTTGTGATCTTGGAAATTCTGCTTCTGCAAAATTAAAGAAAACTAACGAGGAAATCAACAAATTACAATCGGAAATCGGCGTAGCACAGGATGAAGTTGCTGAACTCACTAAACAGATTGAGGAAGAACAGTCCAAATTTACGGAGCTTCCGGAATCTGTAGATATGAAAAATGATGAAGAATATCTTGCGGTTACAGCGAGAATTTCAGAATTTGAAGAGAAACTGAAATCATTTGATGATGTTCCTGGAAAGAAACAGGAATTAAGAATGCAGATCAGCAATGTCATGAAACAGATTTCCAATGTGGATGCAGATATCAAAATTGCACAGGCAGCAGTCACAGAGAAAGAAAAGCGAGTAGCCGAACTGAATGAGGAACTGAAACGCCTTGGACAGGTACAAGCCGATATTGAAAAGAATATTGACACCGTTCTTAACTTCTCAATTCAGAAGAATAAGGCACTGGCAGAGAAAATCAATCCATTTTTCCATCATTTCCAGTTTAGTTTCCTTGATTACACGATTGAGGGAAATCCAGTGGAAACTTGCAAGATGATCTGCAATGGAATTGACTACAATAGCGGATTAAATCATTCCGACAAAATTCTTTGCGAGGTTGATTTACTGAATGGATTACAGGAAATGAATGGGCTGAATCTTCCGCTTTGGATTGATGATTCTGAGAGCATTGACAAAAGCAGGATACCTATGTTAGACAGGCAGATGATTGTGCTAAGAGTGACAGATGGGGATTTGAAAGTAATCTGACAAACAGGAGGGGAAAATGCTAACAGCAACATGGGGAAAACATTTTTTCAAGGCAGATGCTACAAAATGTGCATCTGAAATCATGGAAATTTGCGATCAGATGGAATCAGCTACACCACAACAGATTCTTGAGAAAGCAAGGGACGAAAGTACAGAATTACATAAGTGCTTTACATGGGATGATTCCATAGCAGCTGAAAAATACAGAATCCAAGAAGCCAGACAGATAGTCTGTCAGTTAAAAATCGTGGAACAGGATATTGACAACAAGCCAAAGCCGACAGCAATTCGAGTGTTTTACAAAACAGATGGAAAAAGCGGATATAAGCCAACACAGCTTATTTTGAAACAGCCGGATGAATACGAAGCACTTTTAGAGCGTTGCCGAAATGAACTTCTGGCAGTGAAGCAGAAATACCAGAATATTTCTGAATACGAAGAAGTTTGGGAACTGATTAATTAAACATGAATGCCGCTACTGTGCTGATATGCCTGCAAGAGTAGGAAGAAATCAAACTATATTATGGCACATTATATTGCTAAATAGGACAATACATAATATCACAGAGCACAGCAAAGCACCTTATTCTTACGGGCTTATGAGTGCAGTAGCGGCGAAATTTCTACGTTGATACGCCTGTAAAACAGGCAGAAACTACAGAATAGCACAATATGATACACAGAACAACAGTATAGGACAGGACAATAAAACACTATAATTACCTATTTTACAGGTTTATGAGCGTAGGAAACCACAGCATTTATCAGTCTGCATAAGCGGATAGCATAGTACATTAAAAAACAGGAAAACAAAAGACAATATAATAAACTACATCAAAATTATTCTCACTTATGCAGAGTGACAAGTGTTGTGAATACTTACTATAGGACAAAAATTCTTACAACAGGAAATAATAGCACAGAATAATACACACAGCACTTAACGGATGGGCTGTTTTGTAGGCGGTATAAATCGTCAGAACAGTGTAAGACAGAACAGCACAACACAGAACACAACATATGACTTTTATATCGTCTGCAAAGCGGCTCATCCAAATAAAAATTGAATATTGGGTAGGTGACATGAAAAGTGTCACAGGAAAGTAAAGAATAACTCAGTATATGACAGCATAGGACACTATAGGACAATTCATGTTACCTACCGAGCATTCAACACAGATGTATTTAACTGGCAGTAGAATCTGCCAAGAATAGGAAAGCTAACTACAGTGCAAGCAAAATATAGGATAGCATATTACAGAAAAATACAGGACACTATAAGACATTTTCTATTGTCAGTTAAGCATATCTGAAATTTACGCAAAGATTTAAGCGGATTACTTTCGCAATACATTACAGGATAGCACAGTACGGCATACGAAAATACATAACACAACATTATATTTATATTAAACTATTGTGGATTAATCTGCTTGAATGTTTGCGCAAACAGAAACTATAAAAACTATTAAAAAATCGGAGGAAAAGAATTATGGAAACTAAAAAAGAAGAAAGAATTCAGTTACAGGCAATCAACGTTAAGCACGCAACAGTCACAATCATCGGAGACGGAGACTTAGTTCTCAATAAGATGAATGACGTGACCGTAAGAGAACTGATTGATCAGAGAAAAGACAAGGCAAAGAACCTTGAAAAAGCAAATGTATGGGAAGAAATCATTACATCAATTCACTGGTACAATGGAAAACCTACAGATTTCTCAGAAAAAGGCCTTATTGATGCACTCACCAACAATGCACCTTGCATTACAGCATTCGGGTTATTGAAATGTTTTTGCGATGCTGTTGTAAGAAATGGGGTTGATACATATAGTACAAAGTTCAAAGCTGGAGTAAATATTATCGCCAAAGGAGGTTTAATACCGATTAAGTTTGCTGAGCATTACATTGACGAAAAACTAATGTCACCAAAGAAAGGAAAACCTGTTCTTGTACATTTAAACAGATTTACCGGATGGTCAGCAGAAATCGAACTTGCATATGTAGATAATATTTATTCCATTGAGCAGATCGTTAATATTATTCAGCTTGCAGGATTTGGATGTGGCATCGGGTCTGGCAGAACAAGCGGTTATGGAAGATTCCACGTAGAGTAAATAAAAAATCGGTGGCATATGAATCCGGGTGAATGCCCGGAAAGCACAACAGGGAAAAATAAAACAGTTAATGAAAGAACAGGAAATTACAATTCAACATAGGACAAATTATTTCATCCTGTTTCATATGCCACTGAGCATATAAATAAAGAAAAGGAGAATTAAAATGGCAGAAAACACACAAGTAGCAACATTTAACACACAGCTTTCCTACTATACAAATCGGTATGTTGATTTAATGGAAAGAGATTTGACTTCAAGAGGAATGGAATTTGATTCCTACTCAAAAGATTGCGTAGTAGCGGCAATGGGATCTATTTTCCAGATGGTGCATGAGAGTGGAGTGAGTTTTGAAGCAATTAATGGCTCTAACCTTAAATTCATTCTGAGCAAAGTAGCAGCGTTAAAACTGAACGCAAATGCGCAACCGAGAGAGTGTTACTTCCAGATCAGAAACGTAAACGTAGCAGGAAAAGGGAAGCTGGCACAGTGGGAGAAGAAAATCGAGTTTGCGATTGAGGGCGATGGAAATGACGCTCTTGTAAGTAGATATGGTGTCGATGTGGCTAAAGTATTTCCATACTGGAAAGTTAGAGAGGGAGACAAATATACGCCACCAAGACATAAAGGTGTAGAAATTACGCCACCAGAATGGGAAGAATCTGGTGTAGGCAAAGTAGTTCGTATCGTATATCCGATTCAATACAAGGACGGACACATTGAATATCTTTCATGCGAAAGAGCAGATGTTTTGAAGAATCTTGCAGCACACATCAAGAATAATCTCCAGAATGAAACTTTTGGAATTTGTGCAGACAGATATAAAGCTACAGATGCGCAGAAAGCTCAAATTGAAACAAAGAAAAAAGAAATCATGAAAAAGGTTGCTGACATTGGAGAACTGGAAGCAATCATTGACTGTGAGGAATTAAGACCGTATATTTCACCGTCTTATTATGAAACACAGTCCAGAGAATCAATGATTATTCGTAAGATGCGAAACAACATTATGAAGTCTATTCCTAAGAAATGGGATAATCCGGTGCAGGCTTATGAATATAACATGATGGATGCTACGTACAGGGAAGTACAGGAAGAAATCGAACAGAATGCCAATGTAGAAGAATTCATTCCACAGCCAGAATCAATCGAAGAAAAGCCAAAGCAGCCAACCGTAGCCGAAACCGTAAAAACAGCGGAGAAAGAACCAATCCCGGCAGCAGAGCCAGTGGAAACAGAAATTCCGTCATTTATGAGCCAGGAGGAAATGTAGGATGGCAGCTCACACAATTGTGCTTATTATCTTGTTTGCAATAGTGTTTTTCTGGTGGGTATGGACTTTTGTTTATGCTATTAAATCCAAAGAAGCAGAACCAATGTTATTTGCAAGTATTGTATTAAACATACTGAACTTAATAATTCAACTCACAGAGTAAAGGAGAAAACTAATGAAGCATAAATGTATTAAGACAGCAGTATTAATCACAGGGATTACAGCAATCACAATGTTTAGTGGTTGTTCTTCCTGTAGCAGATCATTAAAATCACTGTCTAGTGATATTGACGGTGGTCTGAACCGTACCGTAACTGTTTACGATTACAACGGCGGTAAAATTAAGTCCTGGTCTGGAAAGTTTGATGTTTCCGAATCAGAGAATGAAGTTTACTTTGATGATTCTGACGGAAAGAGAGTTATTATCCACGGCGGTATTGTCGTGAATGAGGAAAACTGATATGAGCAGCAGTGTAATTGAAACAATTAAAGAAGTTGTAAGCAATATGAACAGCGGACTTTATGATTTCACGGTAGATGGGAAATGTTCAGAATGCGGTTCGTGTTGTTCAAATTTTCTACCGATATCATCCAAGGAAATCAAACAGATTAAGTGGTACATTCGCAAACACCATATCAAGGAATGCAGACATAATTTCACTGCTTCATTAATGGATTTAACCTGTCCGTTTCTGATGGACGATAAGGCAAAAGAGAAATGTTCAATCTACCCTGTTAGACCGGAGATATGCAAATCATTTGTCTGCAATGACCCACAGGGAGCCAGAAAGAACAAAGCTTTAATGCATAAAAAATATAAGCCTGTTGATATGAGAGAAACGTTTTTCGGAGGTGAGTAGGAATGAGATTAGCAAGTCAGAATGGGGAAATTGATGTTCCTTATGAAATCACATCATTAAGCAGAATTGGAAATATCATAAGAGCATATGTGCCAATGGTAGGCGAAAAAGGAACAGTCATGGCTCGTTATTCGACAGATGAAAAAGCCCAAAAAGCTATGAAAGCTTTGCATAAAGTGTATGCAGGAATGTTTTTAGCACAAAACATTGAAATGAGCGATGATGATTACGAAGAATGCATAAAAATGGCTGCAAGAGGTTTCGGAATCATTAAAACCATGGTTAACAGCCCAGATATGAAATTCGAGCCTGCAAACATTGTGTTTCAGTTCCCGGAGAATGATGAAGTATGAAAGAAATAGGAAGAAAGAAAATAAATTGGGATTCCATTGTGACTGTGGAATTATCGCTTAAAGAGCTTCAATTAATAAGGGACGCAATGGTGGCTACAGATTTAAAAGATATGAAAGAATTATGGCGCGGAGCTCCTCCATATCAGCAGGACGATAAAAATATGATTGGAGAAACTGCTTCTTCAATTTTAAATAGCTACAAATAAACAGAAAGCGAGGTGATGAAAAATGTTCATGAGAATAGTAAATACAGGGAGTACACATGGAAACTGCTATGTTTTGAAATCCAACAGCGGAGAAATGCTTCTTCTTGACTGCGGATGCAAATACAAAGACATTCTGAAAGCTATTGATTACAGAACAAGTGATGTTTCTGGCGTGCTTCTAACGCATGAACACGGTGATCACCGTGAATCATTTAAAAATCTGATGAATTTAGGCATTCAGATTTACACCAATGATGAAACCGTGGAACATCTGCAAATCATCACTGGCGAATTGATGAAAGGAGTTCCAGAGAAAAGACCGTTCCGGGTTGGCACGTTCACTGTAATACCGTTCTATTTGCCGCATACTACAAGGGATAAGGACACAGGGCAACTTATTCCATGTTTCAATTATGGGTATATCGTGGAACATGAAGAAATGGGAAAACTACTGTACATGACAGACTTTGAGTTTTGCCGATACAATTTCAAAGCAATGCGACTGAACCACTTGGTTATTGAGTGCAACTATTGTGGAGAATTGGTTGACAAAACAGCCGAAAATTACACGCACAGGCTTAAAGGGCATTGTTCATTAGATACTTGCAAAAGCTTAGTAAATACGAACCATACGGCAGCATTACGGACAGTAACATTGGTGCATTTGAGTAATGAAGCAGCTGACCCGGAACAGATTTTGAGGGAGATACAAGAAACGTCTGGTGCTGATGCACTCGTCCATATCGCAACACCCGGGTTAGAAGTTAATTTGGACTTATGTCCATTTTGAAAGGAGAAATAGATGGTATCAATTGACTTAAAAGATTGGAAAGAAGTAACAAAAGGAATTTATGTAAATCCAATTTCTGCAAACGCAGCTTATGAAATCCATATTAAATACTGGGATATGAAAACAGATATTCTTTCCGCAAATGCAGAACTTTATATTGTAGGAGATTGGCACGAAAAAGATGGAAGAAACATCAGAGAAAGGGAAATACTGCTTGATTATGCATCTGTTATGGATTGTATTTGGAAAGCAGTTGAAGATGATAAGGAAAACAATTCGACTGAATGATTGAAAGGAGAATGATTATTAATGAAAATCTTCTTAAAAACACTTGACAAGCTGAAAAAGCCAGAACTTTCCGAACAGGAATGTAAGTACGACAAAGGCTGGAATGATGCAATCAAGAAAGTTGAAGAACTGATTTGTTCCTACAGCTCTGCGGATATGTGGATTCCAACAGATTTAAAGTTACCGCCGGAACCAGACAAAGGAGAAAATCCCGGAGATTGGAAAGAATATACAGTTACAATTAAGGGGGCTATTTTACCAACAAGTCTTACTTATTTAGGAGACAGCGAATGGGGAAGCGTAGAAGCGTATGGGTTTGCGTATTACCCAGTCATTGCATGGCAACCAATGCCACCAGCTTACAAACCAGGGAGGTAACACCATTGGAAATAACAATCGGAATTTGCACAGATGAAATCAAAGAAATCCTTGTTGAGCACATCAAGACAAAAGGATTTGACGTAACAGAAGATGATATTTCCTTTGTTATTGGGAAAGAAGAAAGCGTAACAGGAAATACAAAGAAAATCAAACACGCACTTATCAGGTGCGACATTCAGATTGAGAGGTGATAAATTGTGAATATTGTTATTCTTTCTGGAAGATTAACTGCTGACCCAGATATTAGAATGGGAACAAATGACACCAAAATTGCAAGATATATTTTGGCTGTCGAGAGAAGAGTGAAAAAGAATACAGAAAGAAAATCAGACTTTATTGCTTGCGTATGTCTTGGAAAAAATGCAGAATTCGCAGAGAAATATCTTAAAAAAGGCACGAAAGTAAATGTGCGTGGAGAATGGAAGACTGGAAACTATACGAACAAAAATGGCGAAAAAGTCTACTCAAATGATTGCCTTGTTTCAGAACATGAATTTGCAGAAAGAAAAAGCCAGTCACCACAGGCACAGGAAACAGACACACGACCAGTACCGCCGCCAGAACCTAGTTTCATGGATGTGCCGGATTTAGGCGGTATGGAAGATGAATTTCCGTTTAGTTAAGGAGGGGTGATAAATAAATGGAACCAGTTTTAGAAACTAAATTCGAGTATAAAGGTTACCAATGTGTAGTCCTGTTCATGCCTAGAGCATACAGGTGCGGATACGTTGGAATACCTAACAGCCATAAGCTGGCAAAGAAAATTGTTGATGATTTAGGTTATCTTGACTGCCATGGTGGAGTTACTTATTCAGAACCATTTCTACACGATTGTGACGATGATGATACATGGTGGATTGGATTTGACTGTGCTCATTGTTTCGATGGTTATGATATTGAGACAGCAGAACAGTATTTCGGAGAAGAACCAGACTTCAAAAAAATGCTTAAAATAATGGGAGATTGCTGGCGAGAATTAAATAAAGATCCAGATTGCAAAATTCGTTCACTTGCCTATGTTAAAGATGAATGCAAGAAACTCATTGACCAGATTGAAAAGGGGGGGGGGATGTTAGAGGAATTATAGAAAAGTTTTCGTGATGAGGAAGTGTGTAGAAAAAGGAGTTTTTAATGCGTAAAACTATTGATTTGACAGGCAAGAAATTCGGGAGACTCACCGTCATAAAAAGAGCAGAAGATACTATTTCAGACAAAGGGGTTAGAACAAAGCGCTGGGAATGCATTTGTGATTGTGGAAATAAAACTATTGTAAGACAAGCAGGGTTACAAAGAGGAACAACGAAGTCATGTGGATGTCTGCATAGAGAAATTATTGGCAATATGAGCAGAAAACATGGGCTATCTAATAACTGTGGAAGGCTGTACCCACTTTGGAAGAGTATTAAATATCGTTGCTATTGTAAAACATGTAAATCGTACAAAAATTACGGCGGGCGTGGAATAGTAATGTGTGATGAATGGAAAAATAATTTCACATTATTTTACAAATGGGCAATTGAGAATGGATATAAGGAAGAAAAAACAAGTAATGGAATAAATATCTTAACCATTGACCGAATAGACGTAAACGGAAATTATGAACCAGATAACTGCCGTTTTATTACAAATGCTGAGCAGGCACAAAATAAAAGAAACTCTATACCAAAAGAAAACAAGTGTTTAATATGTCCTGTTTGTGGAAAACAATTTGAACTAAAGCAAAGAAAAGGGCAAAAGACGTGCAGTCCAAGATGCGGTAAAATTCTTTATTACAAAGATCACCCAACTATTAAAGATTATACAAAAATATGCCCAATTTGTAACAAACCTTTTAATGCCAAGAGAGGTGGACATTTCAATGACGCTGTTTATTGTAGCAAGAGATGTAAGAATTTATCTGAATCTGCAATATGGGAATACAATGGAGAAAAGTATAGAGTTCTTGAATGGGCTGAAATTATAGGCATAAACGCACACTGTTTATATCATAGAAAAGAATTAGGATGGTCTATCGAAGAAATACTAACCACACCGTTAAGGGGCAGGAGAAATGCAAAAAGTAAATTATAAAAAAATATATGCAATGAAAAATGCGAGAGAAAAAATGATTGAATCAATATGCCCTTCGATACCAAATACAAGTGGCATATATGCTTTTTATAGGATAGACGAAGCAGGGATTCGACGCAGCTACGTGGGACAAGCGCTTAGACTTCGTGAGAGATGTGCGAGCCATTTAGCAGAATATGACCATATAGCATTAAGCCTTAAAAAGCATAAGTTTTACAGTGAAAGTAATCCTACTGGATGGAAACTTTCATATAGAACATGTAGAAAGGATGAACTTGACCAGAAAGAAATTGAAACAATCAAGGCTTTTGCAGATAAAGGCTTCCAGATGTACAACATTACAGCTGGTGGCCAGTTAGCTGGAAAGCAAGTAACAGGGCAATATAAACAGCCCAAGACATACAGACAGGGACTTCAGCAAGGAAAGAAAACACTTGCAAGAGAGTTGACGCACATTATTGATACTCACTTAAACGTATCAATCAGACCAGAAAAAGCAAATAACAAAGTATCTATTAAGGCGTTGGAAAAATTCAACGACTTACTCAACGAAGAAAATTATCACTGATTCTAACACACCAGTAGTTCTACTGGCTAAATTCCAAAGATAAAAAATAAAAAAATGAATAGAGGTGAGTTTTGTGTCAGAAAACACAAACGAATGTGTAATTGAGTGGATTCCCGGAAGAGATTATGTAGGACTTACTGCTAAGAATGGGAGTACCTGGAAGAACAGATGTGAGGAATTAGAAAAGGAATTTCCAGACGATGTAAAAATTCTTGCCAGAAATAATGATGGATCTATTTTCGCTCACTTGCCGTATTCCTACATTAAAATCAATCCACCGAGAAAATATTCCGATGAAACAAAGAAGAAAGCTGCGGAAAGATTAAATAAAATGCGTGTAGAAAAAAGCAATACTGCGGAAGAAAATCCGTTTTGCCTATGAATTACCGTCAGAGAAAATATAATGAGGGGCAATCTGCTAGAAATGATATTTACAGATTTCTTGTCAAGTATTTTGAGAAACACGGATATATGCCTTCTTATGAAGAAATTATGGATGGAACAGACCTCACAAAGTGTACCGTCCAGAGACATATGCGGCAATTGGAGATGGATTCTCTGATTGCCACAGAACATCCGGGAGTATCAAGAGCGTACCGTTTGAAGGAATACAGATACGAAAGGAAGAAACATGGGAAGCAAATTAAAGATGAAAGCACCAAAGAAAAATAGGGTGTTGGAATGCGATAACCAAATGTCACAGGCATTCGCCAGAGCCATGCAAAATTCAAGAAAAGAGCTTGAATTTATGCAAGATCAAGCCTATAACGATGGCTTCAATACTGGTGATGACTGGGCGAATACAATCAACACGGTAACAACTATGTTGGCATTACGGAAATTGCATGGATTTTCAACCAAAAGACTTTTGGATGTAATCAATTGTGCAAATGAGTTTGTGGGACAAGCGAACCGTGGCGAAAGAAGCTTTATGAGCATGATTGAGGAATTGGAATCTGAAACAGATGTAAGAATCCCAGATTTGAATAAAGAATTGGTCAGAAGATTTGGAGCGTAGTGCTATGAAAGTATGTTGGTTTAGTACAGGAATAAGCAGTTTTGTAGCGTGTTATCTAGCAAAGGATGTTGATGAGATTATTTATACTCACGTGTCGAATCAGCATCCCGACAGTCTAAGATTCTTACATGATTGCGAGAAGCTGTTGGGGAGAAAGATAACGATAATTCAGTCAGAGCAATATTCCAGTGTGGATGATGTGATCGAAAAAACCAGATGTATCAACACTCCATTCGGGGCACCTTGTACAGATAAATTAAAGAAAAGGGTTCGCATGAAATGGGAGCGTGAGCACCCAGACCATCACATCTATGTATGGGGATACGACCTGAACGAAAAGAATCGCGCAGACAGAGTATGCGAAGCGTTGAGCGATTACGAACATGAATTTCCGTTGATTGAACATGGATTGACTAAACAGGAAGCGCATGGAATAGCAGACAAATTGGGATTGAAACGTCCGATCATGTACGATTTAGGCTATCCAAACAATAACTGCGTAGGATGCCTGAAAGGAGGAATGGGTTACTGGAATAAAATCAGAGTTGATTTTCCAGAAGTATTTGAGCGCAGAGCCAGACAAGAGCGAGAAATTGGTCATAGCTGCATAAACGGTGTATTCCTGGATGAATTAGAGCCAGACAGAGGAAACATAAATACAGAAATCATAGAGGACTGCACAATAGCATGTCAGTTGCTTACATGGGGAAAGTGAGGACAAAAAATGAGAAAGTACACAATAAACCTTCCAAGAGAACTGGAAGTAGATATTTTCAATCTGCCAGAGGACTTCAAAGAGCAGGTTGAGCAGGCATTCAGAGAGTATACATCTGGAACAGCAAAAGCGTATATGTACGCTGACAAGTTAGGATTTATTGACCGTTGCGTAGAATGCCTGAACGGTAATGAGGATTCAGATAAGGTTGTAAATTCACTGGTTGAAGAAGCGATGATTGCCGAATGGAGAAATAATGGTGAAATTATTAAGGAAGATGATATATACAGTTTTGAATTTATGGAAGATTGCTACAAGAAAGGAAAGGAAGATGCAAAACTGGACTCTCATTTCGGAACTGACGATCATCACATTTACGATCAGATTCAGAAAGTTCTGGTGCAGGTAATTACAATTGTGATGAATTATGAAGATAAGGAGGACACAAAATGTTAATCAGAAGTCAGGATAAAACAGCGCTGGTAAAGTTTGAAAACATTGTAGTTAATCTAAAACTCCCAGATTCATTGAATGTTATATGTTGGAGTTTGCAGGATGCACAGAGAAGTGGAGGATATTTTATTTTAGGAAAATATTCCACCAAAGAAAAAGCCATGAAGGTACTGAATATGATTCAGGAAGCCTATGGAGATTCGGAATACACAAGATATGTAATTCCAGAAGTATGTAGGATATTAAGTATGAAGCCAAAAACGGAAGAAAACAAAGCACATGCGGGAGAACTTGGAGAAATGCTCAAAAAAGGAATGACGTTCCAGATGCCAGAGGATAGTGAGGTGGAAGTATGAGCAGAGTACGAAACAGATTAGAGCAGTACAAAACTGAGATAGAAAATAAATCACAGTATAAGCATGGGCTTCCAGGGAGCACACTGAATATTGTAAATACTCTTTTGAATGATCTGGAACAGGATGAGAAAGAAAACGGATGGATTCCAGTCAGTGAGAGATTACCGGAAGAACATGATTCTATATTTGCAAAATTCAAAGGGACAGATAACTGGAAAAGAGGAATGTTCGAAAAAACATCTAAATATGTGATTGCTACAGTTGTATTTGACGATGGAACAGTATTGGTAGAACAGGTGCATACTACTGATGGAATTTGGAGAACGGATAAAAAAGTTTTAGGCGGAACAGTAGTTGCATGGATGGATTATCCAGAACCATATAAGGAGGACTGAACATGGAAATATCAATTTTCAAAAAGGACGGCAAGACCTACACCAGATTCAAGATCATGTTAAAAGAGTTTAAATCTTGGAAAGGTCTGCTGATAAAGTGTGGCATTGATACATCAGAGCCGGTCAAGAAAAACAGCAGATACATTTATTTTGAAAAGGAAGGCGACTGGATTAATGGGAAAATGTAAGTTAGACTGTCCGGACGGCGAAACAGAGTGTTGCATCTACTGTACCAATCAGGATTCCTGCCAGTGCAGATGCGATGATATGGACAGTTATGAATATGCGGAGGAGTGTGAGGATTATGAGGTTGATTAATGCAGATAAACTGAAAGAAGCAATTAATAGTTCTTTAAACACAGGGAGAGAAACATTTAGCCCGGAAATTATATGTGAAGCTGTTGACGAACAGCCGACAGCTTTTGATGTGGACAAGGTTGTTGGTGAGTTGAAAAGAGATAAATTCATTGAATCGGAATGTATTTTATCTGATGTGCATCAAGGATACAATGCTGGACTGAGCAGGGCGATAGAAATTGTGAAAGGCGGTGGAGTAGATGGCAACTAAACCGATTTTATTCAACACCCAAATGGTTCGAGCAATTCTGGACGGAAGAAAAAGCTGTACCAGAAGAATTGTAAAACCGCAATGGGAAGAGTGCCCGAATTGCAAATATGTTCACAACGAATACATATATGATAACCTGGCAGAGAACGTATACTGTGCAAGATGTGGTTATCCGTTGGAGCCGGAAAGAAGATCGCCATATCAGCCGGAAGATATCCTGTATGTTCGTGAGACTTGGCACAGATATACAAAGCGGGTTGGAAAAGGTGAAGGGTGCCATCTGGAAGAACACTATGGATATAAGGCTAGCATTGCAAATTCTGAAGACGCAGAAGAGCCGTGGAAACCATCAATCCACATGCCGAAAAAAGCTGCTCGTATCTGGCTGAAGGTTACGAATGTGAGCGTGGATCGGTTACAGAATATCACAGAAGATGGCGCAAAAGCAGAGGGAGCAAATTGGAAGAATGGAAAAAACGTTGGTTGGGAAGAAAAAATGTGGCGTACAGCGATAGAAAGATTCGCTAAAATTTGGGATTCCACCATTAAGAAATCAGACCTTGATCGCTACGGCTGGAATGCGAACCCGTGGGTCTGGGTGATCGAGTTTGAGCGGTGCGAAAAACCGAAGGAGGTGTGATATGAGAGAAATTCTTTTCAAGGCAAAGAGCGTTTATGATGGAAAATGGGTTGAGGGATATTACCTAAGAGATCAATATCACATAGGGGGGAAGGACATTATTTTTTATCGGAAGGATTCAGATCTGTTTACAGTATATACCAATATAATTGATATAGAAACCCTCTGTCAGTTCACAGGTCTGACCGACAAGAACGGGAAGAAAATTTGGGAGAACGATATTGTTAATCATAACGGAGAATATGCCCCGGTAAAATTTGGAATGTATTGTTCGAGTTTTGATTACGGAAGCTATAATTTTGGATTTTATGTTGATTTTCCAGAAGAGACATTTTACAGAAAAGAACTTGGATATTGGCACAGAAAGATTGAAACTGCCGGAAACGTGTTTGACAACCCAGAATTATTACAGGAGGAATCAGATGAGTAAAGGCAAGGACATTTCAACCATGTTTACGAAAGAGGAAAATAAAAAAATGGAAGACTTGGGTATGGACTGGCTACAAGAGAAAAAGATACTATCATTAGTCTTTCACAATATGGAGCATTCTTGCAGAAAAGAGGTAAGAGAAGATGAGTAAGTCAGTATTAGTGATGGAAACACCAGAAGATTGTGAATCATGTGTTTTACACGGTGGAATATTCCATTCTTTTTGTAAAATAAATTGTAGATATATCGAAGACTTAAGCTCAAAGCCAGATTGGTGCCCGCTTATGGACTTGCCGAAAAAAGACAATGGAGATTATCCAGCCAATACGTCTGATGCTGGCTTTGCGGAGGGCTGGAATCAGTGTATTGATGAGATTACAGGAGGAAATTATGATGATTGATTTAACTGGAAAAAGCGTATTCGTAAAAACGCAGGAAGAGTATTTGAAAGTTCTGAAAATGGCAAAATTACAGGGATTTAAGTGGATAGGAGAAAATCATTTAAATGCACTGAATATTCCGATTCCGAATATGTTAAAATTTTACGATGACAAAAATGTAACTTATTACAGTGATGATAAGCCCTTGTATGAAGCATCCGAAATTGTTGTGTGCGAAGAAAAGATTAAGGAAGCAATAGCTCACGTTAAGTATTTTGCTGACAATAAATATAGAATGTCATTAACAGATAAAGTTATTGAATCAATGTTATTACTTGCAAATACAGTAGAAAGTCAATTGGAAGAGGTGAAGTAGATGGAGAGATTAACAAAAAGAGATTTTTCAAGAATCACATATAACGAACGCCGAAGCATTATGTGCAGTTCATATTGCGATAATTGCTCACAGGGTGCAGGAAATTGCAAAACAGTAAAGAATATGATTAAAAAACTCGCCACTTATGAAGACTTAGAAGAACAGGGCTTGCTTGTGAGATTACCGTGTAAAGTCGGAGATACGGTATATGTTCCAACAAGAAATTTTGTTTCAGAATTGAGAATCACGATGGTTTCAGTTAATATGCACGGAACCTATTTTAGTTGGATGTTAAATAGTGGAATCTATCCCAACTTGGACGGATTTTCAGTAAACAAACTTGGCAAAACCGTATTCCTTACCCGTGAAGAAGCCGAGAAGAAGTTGGATGAGATAAAGAATGCATAGACATCAATGGATTAAATACCATCACCACAGAAGAGGATGGGTGTACAAATGTATTATTTGTGGAAAATTATGTAATGGAAGGTGAAAAAAAGTGGACGTTAAAGAAGCAAAAGATATATTATCCGATATGAGAGACCAGCATTTATGTTTCTTGGGAGATTCAGAAATCAAAGATGAATGGCAGAAGAACTATCTCAAAGAAGCATGGGCGTGTGATTCTGGAGCAAAGGCTCTTGCCGGATTAATCACAGGGATAAAGATTAATAAAGGTGTTATCGCAGAAAGTATTTTGCGCTACGGCAGAAATAATCAAACACGGTTTGCATGGAAGAATGCGCAGAGCTTATACAAGCAATCAGTAAGGAAAAACGTGGAAAAATAGACCGTGATAACATGATAGAAGAAATTGCAGATGTGTTGATCTGCATCGAAATGCTAAAGCAAATGTATATGAT